GTTGTTATCTTTTATGCGTACCAGCGTCTCTGCGGCGAAAGATTTCATTTCGCTTATCACAATGGCCAATGAAGACACATTCGCCAGAGCGTATAAGATCGCCACGCATATTGAAGAGAATGATAAAGGAAGCTTTGCTGTCCCTAAAATCAGTCCTCTTGGTCGATGCACTGATCAAGAATACGCCATCGCTCAAGCTAGATTCAATGAATTATATACACGTCGAAGAAACATCGCCGTTGATTTAAATGAGCATGCTGAGTAATTAAGTTTTATCTGGTCAGCCCGGCCGGGTTTTGACTCGGCCGGGATTCATTTACCTTTTAACCCTTAAGGACTCAACATGCATAATATCGATAAATTCATCAGTCTTTTTAAAGGTAGAAAAGATTGTTACGGCTTGCAGAAGTTCTGCATGAAAGAGCCTCTTTCGCATGAGCTTTACCTGGCTCATATCGAAGGAAAGCAACGCATCGGCGTATATCCTTTGCATAATGGCGATGGCAGCGGCCCTGGCCAATGGGCGTCGTGGATCGCAGCGGATATTGACGACGGAGATTTTAATAAAGCCTTGAAGCTTCATGAACGTCTAGAGGTCTTAGGCATTTCCTCTTATATTGAACGATCAAAGAGCAAGGGTTATCATGTCTTTACTTTCTTTAATAAAGACATCGAAGCTTTAAAACTCCGCTTAGTTTGGAAGATGCTCCTCGATGATTTAGGATTTAAATGTGAGCTATTCCCTAAACAAGATAAATCCGATGAGAGTGGATACGGTAATTTTATTAACTTGCCTCTCTTCGGTGGCGATGTCTCAAACGAAAAAACAATTTTTGTTGATAGTAAAGGTCTTCCTCTTTTTATCACCCCCGAAGAATTAAGTCAGATTGTCGTTAATGATATTAAATTAGTCGAACAAATCATTGAAGATAATAACCTCAAAGAAACATCCGATGTCATCCGCGATTATATTCAAACGCCTTCCTTAGTTGGATCTTCAAAACTTGAAATGTCGCCTTGTGTTAAACGTATTATTGACGGTGAAGTTAAGGCCGGACAACACAACGAAGCGTGGTTTCGTCTTGCTATTTATTACAAGGAGAAAGGCACGCCGCGCGTCGAGGCGACGAAGATTCTCTTAGAATGGAATAAAAAGAATAAGAATAACAATCCTGAGAAAGAATTGTTACGAACCATTCAGTCGGTTTATGAAAAAGGGTATAAAGCGTTTCCTTGCGGCGAAGGTGTCTTAGCGGATCTTTGCGACCAGGCCAAATGTCCTATCCTTCATTATGGATTAAGAAATAAGGATATTGAAAAAGGGCTCATGGTCATGGTCCATCGCACCGAAGAATCCATGATCTTTCGTAAGAACGATTATGAGCTTCGGTTATCTAGCTTCCAAATGTCAAAAGGCGGTAAGTTTAAAGTCTCATTAACAATGATGCAGCACAGCAATAAGAAGTTGATTTTTAAAGATAACATTGATTTAGATTCAGCAGCAAACCGTAAAAAATTTGTTAAAGCGGCCAACGACCAAGAAGTCGATTCTATTTTAGTTGATCTTCATGAACTCATTAATCAGCAGTTCGAGAAGGAAGAAAAAGAAAAGCTCATACGTCCAAAACAGTTTTATGTCATGACAGAAAAAGAAAAGGAAGAAGCCTTAACTTTTCTTAGGGAGAGTCCAAATATCTTAGCAAAAGTGATGGACGCAACAAATCGCATGGGTGTCGTCGGAGAATATACAGTTCGTTTAATGGCATATTTATCATTCACTTCTCGTATCCGACAGCCGATATCAATTACTGTAAAAGGGGAATCTTCATCAGGTAAATCATTCTCTTGTCAAAACATCATGAAGCTTATTCCAGAAGAAGGCGTGCATTTTATGACGCGCGCTACGGCACAAGCGTTTTATCACATGCCGGAAGACGGGCTAAAGAATCGTATTTGTTATATCAACGAGCTGCCTGGTAGCGAGTCGGCCGATTATTCGATCCGTTCTGCACAAAGCGAAGGCGATCTTATTTTGTATCTTCCTGTTAAAGATCCAAAGACAGGCGATATGCATACAATTAATAAAACCGTCAAAGGTCCCGTAGGATTCCTTATCACAACAACAAAGCCTGGAATGTTCGACGAAAACGAGACGAGAAATTTTGCCGTCTTTTCAGACGACTCTCCTGAATTAACGAGAGCTATTGGTCAGATAACCATTCGTAAAGCAATGGGTGAAGACTTCAAAATCACTGACGAAGAGATTGCGTTATGGAAAAATGCGCAGCGGCTCTTAAACCCGGATTACCGCGTTATCATTCCTTACGCCGAAGAAGTTTTTTCTTGTTTCCCGGATCAACCCGTCAGAATTCGGCGTGATAGAGAAAGATTCAAAGAGTTGATTGAGATCATAACGGTCCTTCATCAATATCATCGTGAAAAGAGAGAACAGAAAGATGGGACAGTCCAGCTGATATCAACTTTAGCGGATTATTATTGCGCTCAGGTCATCGCTGGTTCTCTTTTGACTTATACAATCTATGAGCTTAGCCCCGTCGCTGAAGACATTTGGAAAAGCATTAAAGAGATGGAAGAAGAACATGAAGATTCTCCTGAAAGAATTTCATTAGAAGAGTTTTCATTTCGATACAAAGATGTTGCTGAGTTCATGGGCTGGAAGGCCGATAAGGTTAAGAAATGGATTTATTCATTAGTTCGCGCCGGGCTCATTGATTATGCCGAACGGTCAACCGGAGGGAAGAAAGCTGCTATCTTTAAGATCACCAATCAAGGTAAGAGATTTTCACCAGCAAAGCTTGGATTCTTAGTTGGAGTTAAAGAGATATTCGAAAAGTATCCATGCGAAGTGTCATTATTCTACAATCCTATTACTGGCGAAAATTTCGATCCTCTCAATAAGCATACAGAAGAAGCTCCGGAAGGACTCTTGGAAGGTGTCGAAAATGAAGCGGCCAATTGAAATTTATAAACAAGCCATGATTGATTACAAAAAAGCTAAAGAATATATTGAAAAAAACAAAGAACGATATCAAAAGATTCCAGGAGGGTTAGAAAGACTTCAAAAGAACATGGAACAGAAGTTTGAAAAACCTTTGATTAAAGCTTTTGAAAATCTACCTGTTGAACAAAAAGATCGATACAGCGCAGAGTTTTACCTTCGTAAAGACCCGCCTGAAGAGTGGCTTAACGAAGCGTTGCGCGTCGCAGCGTTTTTTAATGGAAAAATTGTAAGAATAATTCATCCAAGACCGGAGGAAGAATGCCAAGCAAATTAAATAAGTCGATGGAAATAGGAGCCGGATTAAATCAAGATGAACATCGAAGAATAGTAGGGCTAATTCAGAAGTGTGTTGGAGAAGAAGATTTATTGATGATTGCTATGGCAATGCGTAATGCGTTTGTCAATAGCTTTAAGGATGACCAGTATTTAGACACGGTGCATGCTCAGGCTCTTTTGACATCGTGTCTAATGGTTTTATATATAAACGGGGCAATTATGTTTAGAGAAAAAGAATAACCAGGAGGATTAAATGAGCAAGTACATCGTTGAATATCACATTCGTAAATTAAAAGACAAAAGAGGAGAGCGCGGGCAAGCCATTATTAAAGACGGTGGCAATGGCGAAAAGTTATATTCTAGTGAGAAATACAAAAATTGGAAGTTCGGACAAAAAAGATCTTATAGAACATCATGCGATCTTCAGGGTTCCAAATTTGTTATTGTTGATCACCGTAAAAAATAATCACAATTTATTTCGAATCAAATCAATTAAGTCTTTTGTCTCGTTATCTTGCTTGTCACTTAAAGCACTGACTATCTTCGTATCGTTGATGACATCAGCCTCTTTTAATGCAGATACGGTTTGTGTCAGTGCTTTTTTGTATTGCCTTGAGCGGATCCAATTAATTGCTGCGGCCGGAGAAATGATAAAAAATATAACAAAAGCAATGATTGTCCAGATGGTAAAGTTTCCAAGAGCGCCGAGGAGCTTATTTAAAAAGCTCGTTTTTTCTCCGCCCCAATTCTTACTTAAAACATACTTTTCTTTACAAGCCTGTCCTAAATAAGTCTCAATATTATCTTTCTTTTCATAGATCGGCTTACATCCTTTTTCAATTGTCTTAGTAAAATCTTTTTTTATTGGATCTTGTGGAATCAATGGTGGGAAGGTTAATGTCCCACACCCCGTTAAGAATAAGACAGATAACAATAATATTTTTTTCATCGCTCTCCTTAAGCTAATTGATCCGCTACAATTTGCAACGAATCAATTGTTGCAACGTCGCTTGCCGTTTCTCTAGTGAAAGTAAACCTGATTTGATAATAACGCATCGTATAATCGGCCGGATACCATGTCGCCCAAGACGTATAGCTAATTCCGTCAGTAGAAGTCCTGATTTCAACTAATGTTGATTCTAATCCCGTGGCGACAAAGTTAACTTTAATACCATAGAGATCAGAGCTCCCGGCGTCTTTGATGTTGGTATAGTATGTCGCACTCAATTCACCTTCTTCGAATATTAAATCTCCGCTGGATACTTCGTAATTAGTTCCAGCCGGATCTTCAATAATTCTAAACATGAAATCATCATCTGTATCCGCAGCCCAGCTGCCACCTGTTGTATGTTTGGAAACGTTGCCATTTGCCAGCGTCGCAGCGCTTGTATCAGCACGCCATGACACACAATGAGCGTTGCTTGCCGCGAAGTCGCCGTGCAAAACGATCCAATATTTTGTTGACCCTGTTAAGCTTATGTTCCCAGGGAATTCAAATTTTCGCCAATCAGCAGTATTGCCGATCGTGCTGGCTTTACGTTGGAACGAGGTTCCATTAGTGACTGGCGTTCCGCTTGGCTCACCTGCGTTATCCGTTTCGATCGTTACCCAGACTGCATTGCCCCCTGTGTTATTGCTCGATGATGACGAAGAGCTTGAGCTGCTCGAGCGAGAGGATGAGGAGGAACTTGTTGAAGAACTTGATAATGAGGATGAGGAGGAGCTTTGCGAGGAGCTCGATGAGCTTGAACTCGACGATGAGCTAAAACTTGAGGAGCTTGACGACGAGGAGCTGGATGATTGTGAGCTCGAGGAACTTGAGCTCGACGATCTGGAACTGGACGATGAGCTGCTAGAAGATGACGATGATGAACTGCTTCGTGAAGAACTGCTTCGGCTCGATGAGCTCGATGATGATGAGCTTGAGCTAAAGACTGAATTACTGCTCGAAGACGATGAGCTAAAAGAACTCGACGACGATGAAGAGCTTGAATAAGATGAGCTCGATGAGCTAGAGACTGAATTCGATGAGCTTGACGATGAACTCGATGAACGAGAACTTGACGAAGATGAACTCGATGAAGAGCTTGATGAGCTTGAAGATGATCGTGATGAGCTCGATGATGAGGAAGAGGAGCTAGATGATCCCGGCTGTCCAGTCTCTTGAAGTTTTAAACTAACCTGCGCCATCGTTAAATTAGCGCTCGGCGTAAAAGATTGAGCTAATAAATCAAAGTTATTAGTTACATCGCGCAGTGGCCATCCACCATCTTCACCAGAAATATAATAAAGGTTGGAGTTATCTAACCAATCCGTATCTTCATTGCTCGTTAATACTATTGTCGTCGCTGGAAGAGTTGTTACTGTGATAAAGGCTTGTGTGGCATTTGCAGAGTCAACGCCTAATCCATCAACCGCTTTAATCAAGTAGGATTGATTGCTTCCAATAACAATATTATTTGATGTATAAGACGTTCCAGTTAATCCAGAAGCTATTGTCTGAGATGAAAACCAATCCGTACCTTTTCTTATTTCATAAGTAATGCCAGTTTCACTAACAGGTGTCCAATTAAATAAAAGTGTGTTTTGATCTTGATTAACGGAGAATGATGAAACATTAGATGGTGGATCGTCTGTCTCGCTTGTCCCAGCAACGATCGTATTCGATAGAGTTCCAGAAGAAATGATGCCTTGTTTGTTTTTCGTTCTTACTCTCGCGCGATAAGTCGATCCAGCCACAACGGGTCCAATCGATACTGTGGTGGTTGATGGTAAAGTCACGGCTACGACTTGATAATCTCCACCATCCTTAGATAGTTCAACAATATATGAGTCGAGCTGAGAAACATCCGTCGTCGCTGTCCAAGTCACTGATAAATATCTTAAATAAACAATAACAATGCTTCTAAGAGGGCTTATGATTGGCCCTTCATTCGCCAAGACAACGCTCGATACTTCAGTTAAAGGATTAAATGGATTGATTACTGCCGGAAGATCAAAAGATTCAAAGAATCTTGTTCCGAACCCATCATCGATAATTGAACTGTTATAGGATTGAAGAATAAATTCTCCACGACCGAAATCCTTTTCTGTGATCTCAACAACAGTAAAAAGTTTTTCTGTCCAGCCAGGCATTGAATGTGTGACTTTTACAACATCGCCAGGCTCAAGGTGCATAGATTCAACGTTTCCGTCGAGCTTGCACCACGTATCATTGACCTTGCGCTGATAAAGAAATTGTTTTGCTAATCGAGAAGCTTGCGTTTGACGCGTGACGCCGTGACATTGGATGATTTGTTCTCTGCGGCCACGGATATCTTGATCTATCTCATCTTCGGAAAATTCAACACGTTTAGGATTACGGAATACAAGAGCATCGACCCATTCAACGCCTAAATGGTTTGGGACGTCCTCGGTCTTGCCATATCCATAACTAAATGATCCGCTAATGATATTCTTTTCAGTAAAAGACATAACCGGCGTAGCATTGGCATGCTCAATGATCAATTTATATTTTGATCCGCTACGAACAATCCCACCGTTAAAACAAACCAACATTTTTGTGATGTTATCCAAGACAGCATGTTTTGTATCAATAACGATCGTCATTTCATAACGTGCCTCAGTCTCACCAGTTATTTCAATGTCCCCGCAATCCGGATCGCGTACAATCGTGCTTGGATCAACAGCCACTTGTTCGTCACAAATTTCAGAAACAAAACCAAAAGATTCATTGTCGATTTGATCTTCATCTAAACCAGCTCCGCCTAAAACTGGACTTAAGAGTAAATAATCTCGGATGATAGCGGCCGGGTTTTTAGAAGATGTTAATGAATTCGTATCCCAACTCTGCGTCGCAGCGTCCCACGTCTTAATTTTTCGGCCAAGAACATCACAGGATGCCACAGGGTTTGAGCTGATATCATCAACCTTCGTAATGGTCAAAGCGAGGTAAGCAAGGTCACGTAAGCCCTGTACAGCCCCGCCAGCAATAGAGTCAGGTGTTTGTGTGGATGTGCCAAAATAAGGCGTGTAGCTGCTTCCAGAGAGGTTCCCAATGTCCTTCTCGTCAAGCTGGACATTGCTAATTGAACTGATTTCACCAACACAGATCCCTAAAAATCTTTTAACAGTCACACCAGGATCCGATTGCCAAACAATGTTTCCACCCATCTTAATCGGCCCGCCATAAACAATAGGCACAACGCCTTCGTTCGAAAAAGTATTGCTAATCGTCTGCGCAACGTTTCGGCTCTCTGGGAAAGCAACCTTATCTGCGGTCCATGCTCTATATATAGAGAAGCCAATGGACACAACAGTGAGCGCCGCAGCGATCCAGGTAATGACGGCCGCTTTAACTCCAAACAAAACAAACGGAGAAAATAAAAATGTTACCAATGGCGCCGCATGTGCATTGGTCGCTGGAATGAGTAATAAAAATAAAGCTAGGAATATTATTTTACGTATCATTTGGCCTAAATCCTTTTAAGATCGATTCACGAATATATGATAGTTTAACTACAGAAGACCCATGATGCTTGTTCATATATAAAACCTCTCGATGATTGATACATACACCGAGAGCGCCGACATCTTCTGCCGCCCTCAAGATAACAATATCTCCGGCATTAAGATCTTTAATCTCTACTTCATGAGCCCAGGTCCTTATTACAGATAGAATTCTTGTCAAATCATTTTTAATATTTCTAATGAGTAGTGGCTTTCCATCTCGGTGAGGGTAGTCTTTACCTCTCATGAAATTATGATACAACCAACAGATGCCAACGCAATCACATCCATTAAAATCTTCTTTTCCGATTTTAAAAGGAATGCCGATAAGCTTGCTTAATTTGTTATAAGTTAGATTCATTGAGTGGTATCGCGTGAAAGCCGTGATAGTTTGACTGATTAGAATAAACATCACGACAGGTTTTTAATCGTTTATCGCATCCTCTAAAGACAGAATATGTGTCCCCAGGGCTAACACTAAAATTCATCTCGAAATCAAAAACAAGAGTTCCGGTTGATTGATCAAAATCAATGATCTTTCTTCTGGCTTTATTATTTGATCCAGAAGTCATTAAGATTTCTCCGATATTCCAATAATCATCCGGCTGGATTAATTTATTTGTATCAATAAGTGTTGCCGTTGTTCCTCCCGTCGCTGTTCCATTGACACGATTAGCAGATGAATTCTTGTCAACCGTACAGAACGTGTCTCCGAATTTAGCATTACAATTAATTTGATATGGCCATCCTGTTTCAAAAGCTAAAGAACTAATAATGGGAACGCAGCTGGCATCCATCGATCCTTCTTCAAAAGATATGCTTTGGATGATTCCATCAAAAACAACTTTAGCATTAACCGAATCTTCTAGATAATCCCTATACAATAAACGTGTAACAATTCTCTTATTACGAAAGTCAATGGCATTGGCATAATCGGTCATCGCACGATTTACGTTATCGACTTTATACGTGATTTTATCAATCTCGCCGTGCAAAGATTTTTTAATCGCGCTACGCTGCATCGCGAGTGGCTGATAAGATTGAGCTACACCACCGATATAAGTAAAGAAATTAATCTGCTTATAAAAATAACAGAAGTGCAGAGTGTTCTCATCTTCAGCCACTTGACTTCCAAGATAGATGTCATGTATTTGAATTGGACGACGCAGAACTTGATCTTTTAATTGGAATAATGTTGTTGATAAATTTAACATTTTCTACTCCTTAACCTATAGAATACGTATTAAATAAAGGCCACTCGCCACTATTTTCTGCTTCAAATGTCCATCCAATATTCATAGAAGTGCATGTGTGGTCATTGACCTTTCCTTTTGCTTTGAAGGAAAGCCTATCTCCTATATCGACGGACAAACACCCTGGAACAATGATTGTGGTTACGGTATTTGTTAAAGTAAAGACAAGAGATGTATCAACTCCGTTCTTTCTCAAAACAATAATTCCAGGATTCGTCGCTGTGAAAGAAGCTCCCATACAAAGAATCGTAAGATTTTTAATCTTCCCAGCAACAGCAAACATAGTAAAAGGCTCTGCGCGCAGACTTAATTGTTGCCATGCCCCAGTTCCATGAATGGGATCAAAATAATCTACGGTTGTAAAAGGAGCACCTGTAAAACTTTTCCCATGATTACATTGTCTTGGATTATCTGGAATAAAATCAATGGACATTGATTTTGGGACGCCAGAAAAGAAAGCACTGCCTTGCCATCCAACAACATCGCCAGCATCAACATGGGCATTATGTGTGACATCTTCTCCTCGGAATTCTCCATCATTTATATGTGCGGCAAATCCCATACTAAAAAATTTATCAGATCCTACTTTCTTAATAAGAGTTAAATCTATCGTCGGAGTATTGACGGTTCCCCATATCTGAGGAGAATAATATAAGTAAGGATTCTTTACCTGCATATTATAAAATGTTCCAGGCGTTGTAATTAAAGTATGAAATGCAAGGCTATCCCCGTTATAGCTAGAAAATAAACCAGCTTGTCCATAATTAGCATTGTCAGTAAGAGGCGCCCAGGAATTATTATGTGATGGGCCGATCACCGGACATCGATAAGGATCACCTGTTCGCACGGCTGTTCCCATACAAATATGTGAACTTGCTGGACCATTATGCATATCTTCTCGAATATACACATGATCGCCGTTCTCGCATTTAACGTCGGCATAAGCGATTCCATACTTAGAAGATCCAGCAATGGTTAACTGTAATGGTGTTGGCTGATCATTGTGATATAATGTAAAAACTCTTTTAGCGCTCCCGCCTGGCGCATTATTTAAATAAACACACATCCTCGTAAAGTTAAAATTCGTTGTGACTTTTGGAACAACAAACATTCTCGGTAGACTCCTTTGATATATTAAAGAGTTACCATCCCAGTTGTTATATCCTGTCTCACCACTTGTCGCTAAATGATCTGACACTGTATACCATCGTGTTGAAATCCCTGTTTGAGAAGAGCTGGATGAGCTAGAAGATGAATTGCCAGACATAGGAAAATATGTGTTCCATCGAACTTCAACAAGATCGATTCCCATATGAAGCAATTTATAATTCACAAGCTGTCTGGTTAATTGATCATCTTTGAATCTTACTCTCATATAAAATTCATAAGATATTGTTATAACAGCCCCGAGAGTAGGCGCTGTCGTAAACGTAATATATGATTTTTCATTGGCAGTATCATTGCTTAGAACATAAGCGCTTGTTAAAACGCCACTTAATTTAGCAGAATGATTAGCAGTAGTATCAACAGGGAAATTATGTAATAAGAATTGCGTCGTTGTTCCATCACCGACGCCAATAGGTTCATCTGTCGTAGAGAAATCCGTTAGAACTTTTATTAAAAAATCATCTTTTCTGCCTTGCCGGGCAATATAAAAATCCCAAATTGTCTTAATGCTATCTTCGCTTCTAAATTTAAGACTTAATTTAAATTGGCGTAATCCAGCATCAATAAGCGCATCGCGAACTTCATGACCAGTCTCAGACTCATCAATTAAGGTTTTAAATTCAATCGTTTCTTCGAAACCAAATTCAGGTGTTAATGTAAGGATGTCTGTAATCATAATTAGGCCACGCTTAATCTCATTGTAAAATCTGTTCCGTTTAAAGGTAGGGTTGCTCCGAATGCTGAACTGTTTACTGTAAAATAATACAATTGCCCTACATATACATTTGCACCGAAAACAATAGCAGCTTGATTATTACCTGCGGTATTAGTTACCAACGCCGTTTGATCAGAATCAATGATACTGTCAACAGCAGCCATTAAATCAACAGACATGTATATGTTTCCGTCGGATGGATGATTATTAGCTGCAATATTAATAGTGAGCGTTCCATTTTTAGGAGCTCTCCATTTATACCAAACGCTTCTTATGACATACATTTCACATGGTTCACCCAATTCATAGTTCGCAGCAATTGTTGTCCCTCGGCGAACGATAAGGGTATTGTCACCAAGATCAATAGCATTATCAAAATCATTATTCGATGGTCTATCTCCAAATGTAAAATGAAGCTTATATGGTCCTCCGGGAACTATTGATGAAGTTGTGCTGACCGATGCAAAAGCTATATAATATGTGACTCCAACAGAAGCATAGAAGCTGATTGCGCTTGTTTGTTGGATGTTGGCGCCACTACTCTTAATGACAGGAACTAAATTTGTCAATGCTGTTCCTGTGTAAACAGCGACAACACAATACCTGAATCCTCCATGAATTTCGGTAAATGATGGGACATAAAAAGACATCTCACCATTTTTAGTTGGTGTAAATTTATACCAAACAGTCTTTCGATTAACATATCCAGCGACATTAGATGCGTGATTAGGCTCATCTGTTTCGACACTTGCCCCAGACAAATCTCCTTCTAACAAAGAGAATGTCGTGCCTAAATCATTTAAGACATTTGAGATTTCTTGCGCATTAGCGAAATCATCATTACTTGGTCTTTGGAACTGAGTTAAGAACATTGTGAATTCAGCATCCGTAGGGGAAGAAGCATGGCTGATTTGTATTTTATATTCTTGTCCAGCGACGACGTTCATAATGAAATGGTAATTATTATCAAAAGACACTTGAGTGTATCCGACCTGCGTTAAGCTACCGACGGCCGATCCGGTATAAAAGACAACCCATAATGTTTGGTTAGAAGGGAGAAGATATAATAATTTGAAATCAACTGAGCCTGTTCTTGGCGCTGTCCATTTGTACCATACCGTATCAGACAATCCTTGAAACGGCTCCCCGCCTTCAAGCGTTGCGCCAATAGTGTTTCCTGAAAATATTATGGCATCGTTAGAGCCTAAATTAATTGCATTTGAAAAAGCGTCATTGGATGGTCCTCCGCTTTGTGATGATGAAGAACTCGACGACGATGAGCTCGATCGCGATGAGCTTGAGAAAGATGAGCTTGAACTCGATGAGCTGCTCGATGACGATGAGCTTGAACTTAATGAACTGCTTGAGCTAGAAAATGAAGAGCTGCTCGATGATGATGAAGAGCTTGATTGTGAAGAACTTGAAGAAGAAAGAGAGCTTGAGCTTGATGAGGAAGACGAGCTGCTAGATGAACTTGATGAAGATGAGGAGTTTCCTCTTTCTGGAATATAATTATCGAATCGAACTTCTTTTAATGTCATTCCAGTATTGAGCAATTGATAGAAAACTAATTCGCGGCTGAGCTTGTCGTCCTTGAATCTAACCTTAAAATAATATTCGTAAGTTACTTTAATAGCTCCTGAAGATGGCGCTGAATTAAAATCGATATAAGATTTCTCGTTCTCTTCATCATTGGTAAGCACATATCCCGTGTTTGCAACATTATTAACCGTACACGAATTATTGGCAGCAGTATCTACAGGAAACCTCTTTAAGACGAATCTAGTTTTGCTACCATCGGCGGTGCCAACAGGATCGTTAGTTTCCATAAATTCTGTTGGAATTTTTACGAGAAAATCTTCATAAGATCCTTTTCTTGCAATAAAGAAGTCCCAAATCAAATTAATTGAGTCTTGGGATAAAAACTTTATTGTCAATTTATATTCTCGTATTGTCGCCGGCCATCTTGCCGCGCGATATTCTGGACCGATTGATTGATGGTCAGAAACGTTTGTACGAAAGAGCGCCGTCTCTTCAATCCCGAATTCTGGTGTTAAATCTAGTATTCTGTCAGTTAGCATATTATGAGCTCAGTTGCCCGAAGATGGGCCATTCTCCGCCGTTGTCAGATGTAAAGACCCATGATAAATAAAAAGCTGATGAGCTCCCGTTTTGCGATGGCGCAAGAGTTACGGGAGATAATTTAATCGATAATCGATCCAATGCTGCAATCCTAAGACACGGCTCTAAGGTAATTTTTTGCACAATATTTGTTATATTAAAAACAACATTCGTATCAACCTGATTTTTCCTAACAGTAAAAACTAATGGAAATCCAGAAACCGGAAGCGTGTTATACATCCATAAAATCATCTTTGAAATCCGGCCAGGTACGGCAAAATATGTAAACATTTTTTCAGTCGTTTCAAATCCTAAGCAGCGACCATTAATGGCGTTAAATAAATTTTGGCTAGGTGAAGTATCAATACTGCCCCATTTCTGGCAAGCATAAATGCCCTGTTTTGCTGTATCAGGAACAAAATCAATAGCGGAGCTTTGCGGATATGTTGCATTGAAATTTGTGCTTTCTCCAACATCCCAGTTATTATCATAAATTAAAATATCACCTTCCTCGACGCGAAATGCATCAGTGTTACCAATCTGATACGATAATCCAGGAATGATTGTCTTATAACCAGTAGAAACAAATCTGTCTGCAACTGTATAACGCTTGATTTCAGTAATGGCTTCTCCTAAAGATCCTGTTTGAACTCCGACGCCAGTGATTCTATTAGTAATAGACTGAAGGTTTCTTAAATATCCCGGAGCTGGCATTAAAGAGTGTACACCCAAAGCATTGGATATCCCTGCATAATTTTGAGAAAATACAGTATCTTGTGTCTCACATGGCAATATAGAACTTTTCAGATAACCATGTATAGGTCCAGGAATCGGTTGTCTTCTTGGATCATTTGTTATGACTGAAAATCCTAAATTAATTCTAGAGGCTGTTGGTGAATTATATTGATCTTCTCTTAATTGAACATAGTCCCCGTCATTGCAAACAATAAAGCTACTGACTTCCGCCGTCTTAACAGATCCAGCAATTGTGCAAGTTAGTGTCGTCGGTAACTCATTAATATATAAAGTAAACGTTCTTTTCTTATTTGATCCCGGAGCAGTATCCAAATAAACAATCATCCGAGATATTGTCATCTTCGTCACGCAATGCGCGTAGCTGACACGCATGAGTTGGCTTTGATTTAAAAAAGATGTTCCGTTATATGTTGTGGAAGCGCTGTTTAACCAAAAAGGCGCATACCATCGTGTTGAAATATTGTTTGCTGAAGAACTCGAAGAGCTTGATGAAGAATTACCAGACACGGGAAAATATGTATTCCATCGAACCTCAACTAAATCGAGGCCAACATTTAAAAGTTTATAGCTTACTAACTGACGACTTAACTGATCTTCTTTAAAACGAACACGTATATAAAATTCGTAAGAAGCGGTAATGATATCACCAAGCGCCGGAGCCGTAGTAAAGGTTATATAAGATTTTTCATTAGCGATATCATTGCTTAATATATAAGCTAAGTTCGCAACGCCATTTAACTTTGCAGAATTGTTTGTAGAAGTATCGACTGGAAAATTGTGTAATAGAAATTGTGTTGTTGTTCCATCACCGACGCCAATAGGTTCATCTGTAACATAAAAATCTGTGATGACTTTTATTAAAAAATCATCTGTTTTTCCTTGACGGTCCATATAAAAGTCCCACAAAGATTGAATGCTATCTTCATTTCGGAACTTAAGATTCAATTTAAACTGCCTCATTCCGGTATCAACTAAAGCATCACGCACTTCGTGGCCAGTTTCAGACTCGTCGATTAGAGTCTTGAATTCGATGCTTTCTTCAAAGCCGAATTCGGGTGTTAATGTTAAGATGTCCGTGATAGCCATAATTTTAAGCTACGGTTGCTTCTAATAAAAAGTCACCGCCGTAATCGGTGTCATTACAGGCAATCTGAATAAAATAAGTGTATCCTGTATAAATTTTAGGATATGGTGAATTAAACGCATTTAAGTTACCGCTGGAATCTGGCCCAGCCCCAGGAGAATAAGGGAACAATCGACTAATAGGAATGCCGTCATATCCGACGAAAATCATTATTCCAAGTGTTGTAATGTTGGGATCCCACTTAATATTAATGACTTGATTACCTGTCCGAGCCGGTCGCCATTTATACCAAACACTATTATTTAATGTCCCTGATGAAAACGGTTCTCCCATTTGATCTGAAGCATTAATATTTGATCCTCGAACAACAGCATGAGTCACATCGCCTAAATCATAAGCATTGGCTAAGTTATCATTGCTTGGTTGTCGCCCATATGAATATGCAAAATTAAAATTCCAGACCTTAGATGTTGTCGATATATTTGATCCCGTCGCGATTGCGATATAATATGTCGTTCCTAAATTCGCAATGAAAGAAATGCTTGTTGTACTTAAAGTGCTTTTGGCAACAGCGACTAATCCAGCAAGAGTGGTTCCTGTGTACGCCGCAATAAAAATACCCCCTCCGGACTGATCTGGGATTGGATCAGTATACGTTCTAATATTGAATGAAACTCTTCCCGAGGCTGGTGCGACAAATTTATACCAGACAGAAAACAGGTTATTATAACTAGATTCATTACTGGCATGATTAGGCTCACTTGTCTCTTTACTTGATCCAATAAGCGTTCCGGAGACACTATAGCTGCCTGTGCTAAGATCATTAAGACCATTGGCTAAAACAATGGCATTCGCAAAATCGTCATTCGGCGGTTTTGCATTCATTGTGAAACTTAACGTAAATTGCAATTCATCCGCCGGAGATGAGTTAAATGAAACAACCTCAAATTTATATTCTTGTCCAGCCGTTACAGCAAAGCGTCTTGGCCCAAATCCTCCGCTGCCATGAAAATCTGTATGATAAATAAATGTCAACCCTGTAAGCGTTGTGCCAGTATAAACATAAACATCAATATTGAAATTTCCATGATTGCCTGGATTAAGAACATCCATTTCTAATTGTCCGCTACGCGGAGCCGTCCAGCGATACCAAACGGTTTTTCTGCCATTATTAGGATCATTGGCTTCATCTGTTGCGCCTATGGTATTACCATTAATAATAATAGCGTCAACAGATCCCAGGTTTGTTGCATTGGCAAAAGTATCGTTAGATGGGCCGCCACTCTGCGATGAAGAAGAGCTGCTCGAGGATGAGCTCGATAATGACGAACTGCTCATTGACGAACTTGAACTCGATGAGCTCGACGACGATGAAGAGCTTGAGCTACGAGATGAAGAAGAGCTTGAAAACGAAGAGCTACTAGATGATTGTGAAGAGCTGCTTGATGAAAATGAGCTTGAGCTATTTGATGAGGAAGAGCTCGACGATGAAGAAGACGAGCTGCTTGAATTTCCTATGTCTGGATTGTAAGTATTGAAGCGGACTTCTTTTAATGTCAATCCAGTGTTAAGCAACTGATAAAAGACAAACTCTCTGGTTAATTTGTCGTCTTTAAACCTAACTTTAAAATAGAACTCATAACTAACCTTAATAGCTCCTGAAGATGGCGCTGAATTAAAATCGATATAAGATTTCTCGTTCTCTTCATCATTGGTTAAGACATAATCAGTATTAGCAATATTATTGACGGTGCATGAATTATTTGCAGCGGTATCAACGGGGAATCTTTTTAATGTAAATCTTCTTGTGCTGCCATCCGCAGTGCCAACATTCTCAAGTGTTTCGCTATATTCAGTTGGGATTTTAACTAAGAAATCTTCATAAGAACCTCGTCTAGCAATGAAAAAATCCCAAAGACTCTGCATCGCTGAGTCAGAAGCATATCGTATACTTAATTTATATTCTCTTAAAGAAGCGGACCAACGTTGGACTCTATATTCGGGGCCTATGGACTGATGATCAGAAACATTCGTGCGGTAAGTTGATATCTCTTCGATACCGAACTCTGGCGTGATGTCTAATATACGGTTGAACAATGACATGCATTACGTCCCAAATCGTTGGATGGTTTTTCTTAAGCTTTTATTATCTTGAATGCTTCTTTCTGAAGCGCTCGAGAAAATGTCGCCATGTTCACTTAATCGATCTCTAAATGAACGCTCATCAATTGTTTGAATATAGTAATTGTTAACAACCGAATCCCCTCCAACACCTTTTCCTGAATTAAGTTTATTTAAATTATCAACGCCAAGATTTCTCATTCCTTCTCGGTTAACAACACCTTCCCCTTCATGCAAAACAGCACGGACTTCTCCACCTTGCGCATAATGACCAGCAAACGGCAAGTTGCCACGTTTGCCACCATAGCCGGCGCTTGTTGATTGAGCATGGCGTACATAAAGCCCTTGATGCCCTAAAATACCCTCTGGCCCAGGCAATCCTCCGCCTCCGCCGACAAAAGAGAATCCACTAGCTCCGCCAAATAAAGAAAAGAATATTTTATTCGTGGCAAGCTGAATCAACATCTTAAGCATTGTGTTCCCGAAATTCACGACGACATCTTCGAGATCGCGGAACTTTCCTGTGATGATATTAAAAAATCCATCATCCATAAGAGTCGTTGCGGCTGTGACCCATGTTTGCACTGGATCCACAGCACGGCCAAATACATCTTCAAGCTCTTTGTTGTATTGCCCGCCGAGCTCACCAGCGTGTTTATAAAATTCTTCAAGAGCCTGTTGCTGTTGCTCAACGCTCTTAATTTCCATATCAACCGTATCACGATTCTTTCCTTCAGCCATATTCGCTCGTTGTTTCTGAAGAATGGCAAGCTGTTGATTAAAGGCTTGTTCTAATTGTAATCGACGTTTGACTAAATCTTGATATGCAGCATATTGATCTTTAATCCGACGGACTTCTTCATCTTTACTTTTCTCTTGCAGCTCATTAAAACGCTCTAGGAATTGTTCAGCATTCTTTAACGCAGATTCGGTTCCGACTTCTTTACTAATCGCAGCAACCTTACCTCTTGTCAGCATTAACGCTTGTTCAGCCTCGGCTTCTTTCTTAATCGCGCGTTGCATCATTTCACGTTTAACGAGCAAAGAATCATATGCCCCGTCGGTAGCATGAAGACCTTCAATTAATTGTTTGATAGGAAGAAGATCAGAAATGCCTTCAATAACAATCTTCCCCGATCTCTTCTTCTGCATACGAGTAATTGCTTTATCCAAAGCATCCGCTTGTTTTTCCAGCTCAACAAACCGGCTTTCTTCTCCCGTCGGAGTCATTGCTTTCAAACCATCATTTAGAAACTGAATCGCTTTATCAACCTGCAAAACACCAACGGCCCATCGACCAAACGATTCTTTTAAATCATCAACCGTATTGGCTAATTTAGCAAATCTTCCAGATGTTGTATTAACATCCTTTTGCGCGAAACCGCCAAATTGTTCATTAAGAGCTTTTAAAACAGCGGCCGCTTTTTCAGTCTTAGGAATGTTGCGATCGATAAAAATTCCGTAACGAGCCAATTGTCCAGTAAACCCGGCCATCGCTTTAGCAACAACATCCGCAGAGGTACTCAAATCGCGACCCGTCGCCGCGGAGAAATCGAGTACAGCTTTTGTTGCAGCGTCTAATTGAGAAGGCAAAAGATCACCTTCAGAAACTAAGCGTTGAATGACATTCTCAATAGCATCGTCGCCATAACGAGTTACTTGTTGCAATGACTCAGCTAATCCAATCAAATGTTTAGACGTCATATCCGTAAACGTGCCTTGAATCTGCAACGCAGCGTTCATTCTGTTTACGGCATCTTCTTGTTTTGTATAAGATTCTATCGATTCTTTGACCAGATTAATGAGAGGACGAAAAACGAAAGTAAAAAGAAGGACAGCGTTACGAGTTCGCGCGACTTCAATACGGAAATGTTCGTAAGCCTTAGTCATGCGCGCCATGCCACCGATATGATCATCTGTGGGCTTCTTGGTTTCATTTAAACTTTTCCCAATACCCTTAATAGCTTCAGTCGTCTTCTCTCCTGAAGCGGTAATAGAACGCTCCATATTGGCGCTCATACGTTCAATGGCTTGAGTTAATCGATCTGCGGCCGCTTCTTGCTCAGCAAAAGACGCTTTCATCTTCGCTGTAGCAAGATCGGTGTATTGCGAGACTATTTGAATTTTATTTTCAGACATTGTTCGTCCCATCCCCGGAGAGTTTCTCTAACAATTTGTTTCTCTCCCCTTGAACAACATTTTTATGAGTTTCAATGATGTCAAAAATCTGTCGAATCTTAATCGGCTGTTCTGAAATCGTTCCTCGAAATGGCAACCAGCCTTTATTAAAATCATGGAACATGTCAATATACAATTTAACTTCTTGTTTGATGATCTTCGACGGACATCGATACAACTTCAAACCGTCTCTGGTTGTATATTGAACACGTTCTGTCGGGGCCAAACATCCTCTGTATCTTTGCAAATCTGGACTTTCGTGACATTTATGGCAATCGAGCCCCAAAAACGATACTTCGACTGCCAGTTCTAGTTTTTTCTTAATTCCTCATTAACTTGGTTTTCATCCCAAATCACTTTAGCCAATTCTTGAATAATAGATAATGGAATTCTGCGAACGGTTTCCTCGGAAACAATATCGACTTCGCGATCAAAGAATTTAATCTTATCGGTTTTAAATTCAGTATCTCCAAAATTACGAAATCCCTTTAAACCAAATTTAACAATCTCAAAATCTGAATTGGTAAATTTATCTTTATTACGAACAATCTTAGACTTCCCATCCAATGTTGTCTCAACATCAAACCAGCTGGCTTGGATCTGTGCCTTTTGAATAGAATCAATGGCACCGACTAACCAAACTGTAGGATTAGGATTTTTTGACATGATTTTTTTTCCATCCTTTTCCTCGACGACAACATCTTGAACTGACACATACTCTTTCGTTAGCCCGACGGCTATTGGATCAATCATTTCATCCTCCGTTTATTTTCTTTTTTGTTTTTACGCCTTTTTTCATCAAGGCGTTGATGTATCGTTGTGTTCTTTCTTCAATCCACTTCTCTGTTTCACGTGAAACTCCTAAGAAGCGTCGCGCGACGCGAGTGATATTATTAACGCCCTCTTCTTGTTGGTAATAACCAATTAAATCCCGTGGCGGCCGGCCAAGAGCTTTAATTCCGGTAATATATGACGCTGTGGCTTGTTTGAAAACGTGAATGGAATTAAACAGGATTCCCTTATCAATCAAGGGCTTTGTGGGCGTTGAGGATCGATTGGCGCGTTTATTCGCGATCGTTTTCTTAGCGAGGGCTTGCATTTTTGTTCCATCAACTTGTGTCTCGGTTCGAATATTTTTCTGCGCGTCATTTTTAATTTTATCAGCGATCTCCCGGATCAGCGGGTCCATTGCCGTCCGGGAGAAATCTGGAACTTCTCGTTCAAAGGTTATTCCAACTTTTATCAGTCCCATAGTTTTATGTACTGCTAGAGCTAGAACTTGAAGAACTAGAAGATCGTGAGCTTGAAGAGCTAGAACTCGATGATGATGTCCCGAAGAACAATGTCATTGAATCGTTGCCCACAGAAATATCGTTGCTCAAAATTTCCATGTTCGCATTCAAAGCTCTTAATCCACTTCGATCAGCTTCCGTGATTCCTGTAAATCGTGTTTTAGGAAGAGACAATTCCATCATGTTTCCATTAGAATCGTTGATCCTAATTGAAATTGATGCGACTGTCCCGTCAAGCATTTTGCTATAAAAATCAAAATCAGATTTAGCTACTAACTCAGGATCGAATGTAATGACCGGACGACGATTAACGATCTTGGCATAATCAATACCGCTGGCATCAGATGGCAATGGAGATAAGACAATCTCATTTTGCATGTCTAATTCAAGGGTATCAATGACCAAGATGCTGCCATGAATTTGAACCGTTGCTCCCATAAACATCAAAGGAACTTGGTTTGGATACGTCGGAGAAAGCATCGACTCATCCAAATGAGAAGCATACTTACCCTGCATGGTAAAATCACACATGACAGGCTCGCCGACTTTATACATAAACTTAACGTTACCGCCAACGCCTAATATTGTCTTTGTGAAACCATCTTCAAATTTTTTACATGTCATGGTTTGAAAACTTGAAGAAATTGGCGTAAACGTATTAGAAACGCTCGCTACAAGCGCCTCAGATAACCCGCAAGCCTTTAAAAACGGAGAAATGGGTAAGGTCGTCCCTTTGCTACCAGAAGGCGGACCCATCAACTCAGCTTTAAAGTTTAAATTCGCTTGGCGCGCACCTGTTTCGGATTTTAGCTTATCCATATGTTTAAGAACTGGATTACGCTGAAATACCGCAGGTACGATATCTAAGACAGGTTCATAAGCCAAAATTGTTGCTTCTGATGCTGTTATCGTTTCAGCGGAACCGCTGGTGGTTTCAATTTTACCTGCTAGTTGGGCAATCCTCGTTCTTTTTGAATTAACCATGTAACTAATCCTCCTATTTGTTTTTCCTTAAATCAAACAATGTTCCTCGATAAGTAAACTTAGCAAGGCCAGTCCATCCTTCTTTCACATCGGTGTGATACAAATCTTTTGACACTTCTAAACCAAATGTCCAGTTGTCGGTAATCTGAACTAAATCCGGGGCATCAATATCTGCGCCATAAACGTTTTTCTCAGCTGAAACTTCTGTCACGTTGGTCACATCTGTGACATTGGTTGTATTGTTATTAACAGTAGTATTATTATTGACGGTCGTGTTGTTGTTAACGATAGTTGTTTTGTTCTTACCTTTTCCTTTACCGACGTGCTCATGGCCATGATCCGCATGTTCGCTATGTCCCTCGTCGCCAATACCAACACCGTAAAAACTTAAGACCATGATTAAAATTAAAACTAACTTTTTCATCAATTACTCCTTTGCTCTTTAGGAAGTTTTTCCATTATTTTTTCTAGAAACGTGCTGATCTGCCTGAAATCATTTTTGATTTCATTGATATCTGATTTAATCCCCTCAATTTGAATCTGAGCGATTTCTTTTCTATAAAACTCATCATTGACGTATTTATAGTCCGGCTTATTTTCTATTGTTTTTTCCAAGATCTCGATTTCTTTCTTTGAGTCTTGATACGATCTATTGAGGTTATCCATTGATGATTTAAGTGAATCGATAACTTTCCCCAAAGCCGTTACAACTTCGTTTGATTTGTCGATTTTTCCTAATAAATACATAAAACCGCCGACAGATACACTGGCGATTCCACCTATGGCCCACTGAACCCAAGATTCCATTATAAAAATCCCCTTTCTCTGACCGATAATTTAATCTCAACTACATGACACAAAACGTCACCTAGTTGGCCGAAAGAAATTTCACCTGTAATCGGGATATTTATAATCTCAGCTGTGCCATTTAAATCTTGGTTTCGAATGAACAAATCGGTTATAGAATCAACCAATGTATCGAATGGTTTTTCTGAGGATGGATCGTCTGTGAATGCATAAAAACCGCGTATCACCAAATTATGAACGGTATCTTTGACCTTACCGGCCGTGGCTTGGCTTCCTCGAGGTTCTACTACAAGAGCATTACGTTGAATTTCCCATTCATTAACTTTGGAATTTTTTACAAAGAGCTGCTTATATGTTCCCCAATCAGAAGAATAACGTTTGTAATCGTAAACCCTTCCAATCCCGGTTACACTCTCTAACAAAGTTTTTAATTGTGCGCGTATCGTTGTCAGTGGCATAGCTGCCTAAGTGAATTATCTCTGCCTTTTTAGAACTAATCTTCGTCATTGGAGAAGGTTTGATCAACGAGTGAAAGATGGATGAGTCAAATAATCGCCTAGACCGCCAGGATAGCGCAAGTCATAGTCCTTAATTGACACTCCGGCGGATGCCGCTGATAATGCGTCCTTCTTCGATCCGATACCCATCAAAGATCTATACATGTCCATCTTTTGCAGGGCTAATTCTTTATAAATATCGGACTTTCTTGCATAATCAATGACATCGGCCTCAATCGTTGAGTCTGAATGTTGCGCGAATCGCGCCGCTAGAGCCCAATAACAAAGACCCGCTGCCAGTGCTAAAACAGCGTTTGAATCATTATCTGTAATCGTACACGTCGTTGTGTTAAGCGTGTGTTTTGCTGCATAGGTAAATCTCGCTTTAATACCCGACGCTGGAACAAAAGTTTTAAATCTTAAATATAATGTTGTGACTGTTAAAACAAGCTTCTTAATTAACTGCCAATCTTCACTCTCTAGAAATGTTTGCGCTTGTACAGTATCATCTACGGGATATTCAATAGCTCCATCAATATACGAAAAATTCTCAACCCAATCAGACGGCATCGCAAAATCAAACGTTGATCCATCGCCAGTAACTTCATAAACTTTAACCAATGGTCTATCTTTGGAAAAAATTAAAACAGCCTGATTCAAGAATATTTCATTGTCGTCAGGCTGTAAAAATTCTCCAACATCTTGAAGCATCCGGTCCAGCCGGACTAAGTAATCATCCCGATCCATTGTCATTTAAATGCCTCATAATAAATAAATAAAAACTTTATCACCGGAACCAAGACCGCTATTAATAGCGCTGGCGTCAAAAAATAAACCATGAGGAAATGGTTGCCCGTTTCGTCCAAAGTCAATTTCGTTATCTAAATTCGCATTTTGATTAACGCGAATTCCTTCATTTGCTGTATCCGCTTGACCATGCAACAAAGATAAAACATCACCATCGGCCGCAGAAAATAATTTAACTTTCTTAATGGTCAATGGTCCCGGAATAGCAAAATCTGTGTCGAAAGTGTCTAGGAGAATCGGATTTGTATTTAAATTGTTTGACATTTTAACTCCTTCAATATTTAATCGTCACTATATTGTCTTCCATCATTCGATTCATTTAACTCTTCGGATTCCACAGATTTCTCAATGGAGCTCATGGGTTCTATCGAAATAATATATCGATTCGCATAAGCTTTATCTAATCCGGGGAAGGCTCGACCAATATTGACACAATCTAAAAACTCTTGAAGAATTTTTCCGTTCGCCATATTGATCATGTGCCATTCGTCTCTGCCTTCCACCCATTTCATTATTACTGGTAGTCTTACTTTCTTTTTTTGCTCCATTACGCATCTCTTAGTTTTTAAGTGCTAGAACTAGAGCTTGAGCTCGACGAGCTTGATCGTGAACTAGAGCTAGAGCTAGAACTTGAAGAGCTTGAACTCAAAGAACTCGACGATGAAGAAGAAGAGCTAGAACTTGAGCTTGATGCTCCCGTTGAAGCCGTAACATTAGGAGATAGTGCATACCAGTTATAATTTCCTGAGCTATCTTTCCCGCACCAAAAATCAGCCGTCTCACCTTGACTATTTTGAACTATATTAAAACTGCTACCTCGACCAGCAAAACCCGCTGAGACAAAAACGTATCCTTGATCCAATGTAAAGACGCGGACCGTAACACCCCATAAATCTTTATCAGCTGCCGGTAAGGTTAATTTTGCAAAACTGGAAAGAGAAATGAATTGATATCCGATGTTAAGGATATCGTCTTTTGTGAGGCTATAATTTGCGGATTTTTCAAGAAACCGTCCAAACTTATTAGCTGCTTGATATTTAAAACGAGTACGTTTACTCATTAATTCCCCCTTATAATATTAAGCATTTTTCAGCTTAAAAGCTGTACTCCGGGATAAACATTCCCGGAGCCATCGCCGTTAGGTAGATGAGGAACTCGATGAACTTGAGCTCGAGCTTGAAGAAGATGATAAAGAACCGTCGGTGCCGGTTACATTAGGTGATAAAGCGTACCACGCATATGAACCACTGCTTGCTAATCCGCACCAAAAATCTGTTGTCTCACCATCGCTATTAATTACAGTGTCAAAAGATCCGCCACGATTACCGAACCCAGCTGCAACCTTGACATAACCTTGACCTAATGTAACAACGCGAATAGTAATCCCGGCCAAATCTAAATCAGCGGCCGGTAAAGTTAAAGCTCCAAGATCAGATAGTTCAATGAATTGATATCCGTCTTGGAGAATATTTGCTTTCGTAAGGGAATAAGCAGCTCTAACGCGTAATGTGTTCCCAAATCTATTTGCTGCTTGATACTGGAAATCTGATTTCTTTGGCATTGCATTCTCCTCTTGTTAACATTAAGTATTTTTCAACTTAATAGCTGTTCCCTGGGGATTTCTCCCCAGGGTCATCGCCAATTAATATTAGGCTACAATACCAGCCGCGAACGCTCGGAAATCGACTACAGAACCGCCATATTCATGACGAACTTTGTAGCGAATCGTATCGTATTGGAATACGTTTCCTTGAGTCGGTTGATCTTGAACCAAAATTTCAGGCTCTTCTTTTCCTTGTAAGAATCCGATTTCAATCCCTTCGACATCTTCCGGACGAGCAGAAAGATAGAAGTTATTTTCATCGCCGCGTAAGAAAGGAGATACGATCGGTTCGAAAGAATCACGAATCGTATTCACTTCTTGCTCAGCACCTTCAGGATTCATTGGAGAATTCTTTAAGGCTAAAGCGACGGATCTTAAAGAACGAGGAACCCAAAGGATCGGATTTTGGAGAGCTAAGATTTCAGTGACTTTATACAGAGGAGTGCTGAGAACATGAGCAGCACCGCTTGTTCCGAACTGACCACGTGTGACTGTTAAAGCATCAGTTGAAACAGAGCTGACTAACATCATTTCACCTTCAGCCCATAACATATCACCAGCTTTGAAATATTGGCCAGTACCGGCTGTGACGTTGATGGTTGTCGCGCCAGAAGTTAATGGATTATCAGTGATTAATGTTTTGGTTCCAAACTCACCTTGATGATACATATCATCGAGCAAGTTCTTTAAATTATCATGGCTTAAAGCAGCGGTACGATAGTTCTTGTGAGCAGTTGCATAAAGAGCAATTGCGTCATAAATCGTTCCACCGTTGATTGTACCCGCAGAAACGTTTAACATTAAATCAAAAACGAAACGATTTAATGTGTTAGCAGCTGCGCGACCAATCTTGCCAGGGATTTTAGTTAAAACATTAAGATCGTCGTCGATGATCATACGTCGAGTTAATGTGACGATCCCACCTTTTGTCGCAACAGCATATGTCGATTCTTGATCTTGAGGAAATCCAAGTTCAGGATATGTCGGCGTAGTGCTGTCAATAGGTGTTCCGGCTGAAGTTCTAGCATCTAGAACTTGAGGTAATTGACCAAATCCACCCCAACGGATTCTTTCTTGCAATTTGAAGTCAGGCACATTGGTAACAGAAGCAATTCGTCTCCACAAAGGATCGATGGTTTTATAATCACGAAGCATTCTGCGTTGCATGGAGAAACCTAAAGCATAGGAGAATGACGTAGAATCAGCTTCTTGCATTCTTGCCATTGCTTTTTTACCCATGTTTCCTGTGACCATAGGGTCATCAGTAAAAGCAATATAAGCCTCTTTCAAGGACTTAAATGCTTCAATGCCTTCATAACTTGTCTTCTCGGATTCATTGATCTTGCTGTCAAGCATAAGATCCAGTGAAGCCTGTAGACGATCGGTAGGCTCTTTTTCAATGAAGCTACCTTCGACATCCCCGCCAAAATTAAAATCAGCACGGCTCTCAACTAAAGCGGCGAGAGTCTCGCGCTCTAATTTGATAGTTTCATCAACTTCAGATTCTTTGAAGATCTTGCCTTCATATTGTTTCTTAATTTTATTTTTATAAGGCTGAGGAAGTTTGCTTTCAGCCAATTTGGTCTGAAGCATTTCTTTACATTCCCCAACTTGAAGACGATGCTCGACGGCAGCTAAACGATCTTCTTTTTCTTTAGATTCTTTAATTCTTTTATCTTCGGCTTCTTTCTTTTGACGAGCCTCTTCAGATTCGCGGACTTTCTTGGCGTCAGCCTCTTCTTGCATTTTCTTTTTCTTGGCATCAGCATCAGCAGTGTAAGCTTCTTTTTCTGAAGTAATAACACCTTCGAGAATTTTGAAAGCTTCATCTACTTTGCTTTCCTTGATAAGACCAAGCAAAGACGAAATTTTAGAAGATTCTTTGTGGCCAGTAGATTCTTGAATCAATTTGTTGACGATGCCGGCAACTTCTTCTTGAGTGACATTCGCAATGTCAATACCTTCTAACAACGCTGGTTTCCAAGCCTTCAATGATTCGAGAAACTTTTTAAACATGTGTTCGACTCCTTCTTGTTGGTTGATACTTTCGATTAGACCTAAAAGTCCTCCGCCAGCCGCCGGCTGAGTAACAAAATCCGTGCTAAAAACTTGCTTTATGGATTTTACAATTGCGGAAGGTATGCCATTTACCATACGGAACTGTCTTTCACCGTCGGCATTTATTGACAATCCCAGAAAATTTTTTAAACCTTTTTTCCAGGAATTAACGAGGGTTTCCTTGAGTGGCTTAACTGTCTCCGTGTCAAACAAATTTAAGAAACCAGTTAGACCACTACGATCACGACCATCAACATTGATCGTTTCAAATTTAACATTTTCAAGAAATCCAGCGATTTGCGCAGGGAATCCCTGCTTGACCATTTTTTCAATGGCTAAGGGGAGATGATTGAAAAACTTTTTATCAAACTCAAAAAATCTAACTTGGCTTTTTTCGAATAACGGAGCTGCTTCTTCGAGGACCGTTCGGGGATAATAAGAACCATTCTTCGAAAGCCCTTCTTCGATAATCATTACTTTCCAACGATTACCTTCGTTTGAACTTTCTAAGAATGTCGTTAGATCGACTCTTCCAAACTTCACTTTAAACTCTCCGGTCCATGAGTTGAGGAAAAAAACTTTGAAACTTTTATTTATTTTCCTTTTGGCCGGATAAGCCTTTTTATAGAAGAATAGATCTTAGGTGTAGTATCACACCTAAGTTAAGTATTGTATTAATTATTTTTTTGTCAAATAAATTTTAATTTATTTTTTGTAGCACCCAAAAATCCGAATTGTCGCTTTCTCTGATGGCTTTGTACATGCCAGAAATTTCTTCGGATTGGAACTCAATTCTCATCTCGTTCAATGATTCATTAATGCAGACTTTTCCTTTCGCGATCAGTTTGGTCCAGCTCGGCATTAACGTTTCATTGAGGATCTTTGTGCGAGGTTTAATGAAGTCGATACCCTCGCTAATTGTGGACATAAAATTATTGCTTGGCATTAAATACATCGATGCCGGGTCCTTGCATTCTTTTTCAAATATATATTTCTCAATATATATATTCATGCCTCTTGATGTTGACATGATGAATCGATCCAATGGTTTTCCTTCTGCAAACTTTGGTTTCCACCATTGTTTAAAAAGAATAAAATCATCAAATATCTTTTCGGGATCCTTCATCTTAAATCCGTCTTCTTCTTTAATAAGATATTTATCAAATAATTCTTTTGCAAATGGCTTATTAAATTCAGACTCTAAGCATGGATGTTTTAATTGAACTAGAAACTTTACGATACTTTCAAACATTTGTTCCATTTGTTTGAAAGATTCCTGAACTTCTTCCCCACGCCTTTTTTTCTGAAAAGATTCAATGAGCTTGCTCAGCTTTGCAACATTCCCATCTATCTTGAGCTCATCATTCTGACTCTCTTGAATCTTGCTTTTAAATTCGTCATAGGTGATCGTTGCACCACTTTTTACATAAACATCATGAAGCTGCTTTAAAAACTCATTCATTGTTTTCGTTTCCTCCCATTATTTTTACTAGGCGCATCTTGGATGGGTTTGCCATTATTGCGTCCATTACCATTATTCTGACTTGGCAATGCTGGTGAAGCTTCCTCTTCTGAAGAATCGTCTTCTTCTCCATCATCTTCTTGAGCGTAATCTGGCATCTCACCAACGCCCATTTGACTGACCATTAATTGAAAAGATTTCTGAGCTTCATTATCAGTAATCCATTTCTGATCTCTTGCCTTAACAAGTCCGTCAACAAATCCACCAATCGTTTGCGCTAAGCTACGATCATCTTTAGAAATAATCGGCGGAGTAATAATTGTAAAACTCTTGTCAACGTCCTTTGGAAGTGTACCAGCTAAAATTGCTTGATCAATAACGAACTGACAAATATTGCGATATTGATATTTAACTTTCTTCTGACGAGCTTTAAGCTTCTTTAATGTGGGAAGTCCCATTTCCATCGCGGTTGCGCGCGTAGTCTTCTCACCATCACCGAACCAGTGTGATGGGAATCCAGCGCCGCCAAGAATCTGCCCTTTAAATAACTTAGCTTCATTAGAAGCGTCTTGAGACTCGAGCTGCGGAGAAATAGCTTGCCATGTGACCTTTTCATTATGAGCTCTAATTGAACCAGGCTTAGGCGTTGGAATTGATTTAACAAAGGCTTCTAGCCCTTCTTTATCCAATCCTTCAGCCGTAACGTCCCAAATAAACGTATTTAAAAGGAAAGCCCGTTCCAATCGAGCAAATAAGAATTGATCATGACCGTCGAGCCAATCGGCCAAAGAAAGCAGATCTGATCGACCACGCGTCGCGTTGATAGGCTTATTAATAGGGAAGTAAAATAAATCTCCCATTAACAATCCATAAGTTTCGGACTTTGGATTATCATCAATGCGCACAATATTGCCTTCGCGTTCTTTGCGCATTCCTGGTTTTCTCCAAACAACCGTATCATTCCATCGCGGATTCTTCGTGTCTTTTGTGACTTTAACAATCCAAGATGGATCAATATATCCAAGCTTAACAGCTCCATCGATAGGATTGACCCAGACAGGAAAGCAATTCTCTCCAAACAATGAAAGCTCTAAAACGTTTTCATCCATGACACAGTTTAAATCATTCTCCGGATCGTTCCAGAATTTATCAATAACAGCATAAACTTTAGGATCTTCCGCTGAAAATGTAAATCCATCTCCGATAACGAAATCTCGAATGATCTCAATTATGCGATGTCCCATAGGATTCGTATCAAATAAATAAAATGCGATTTGTTGCATTCTTCTTTGAGTGACAGGATTAAGATCCCTCTGCGTGCTCGTTGTCAAAGATCTCCACATGGCATCTTGATCACCCGAATTTCCCATAGGATAACTCTCTTGTACGCGGGCCATTATCTCCGCATGTCTTTTTTCTCGTTCTTTGTAAGATGAATTTTTAGTCATTAAAATATCACTCCTTTTCTTTGAATACGATATGCACCCACAACAGACGCCGCAGATGCAGCTTTTTGATGTGGCCCAGGGACCACAACTTTTTTACCTTCTGAGTTTTCTATCTCTTGTCCTGGATCTAAAGAAACAATGCAGCACTCTGCTTTCTTACGTGGGAACAAATAAGAGATCCCATACTCGGCCGCATTGATAACATGGATATATCGATCAGTGTTTAAATGATCGTCTTTGCGCGGATTTAATTGAATACATCTAATGGCCTCTGCGAATTTCAAACAAGTCTCTTCTTTGGATAAATTACATTGTGGCTTTCCATTGATTGTGCGTTTTAAGAAAGTTTTGAAATTTCTCATTTTCTCTTCATTGGTTAAATTCTCTTGATATTTAATATCCATCGCGCCTTTTGAAATATCGTAATATTCTTCAATAACACTTTTCTTGCTTGTGCGATGGCGTCGGCTTCCGGAACGATCGCCGATAAACCCAATATTCTTAATTGGTCCTGTATATCCAATATGCCCTAACGCTTTTAAAAATTCATTGTAGAGTTCCGGCGTAAGCATATTTTGAAAGACTCTATAATAAAGAAAGAACAATCGATCATCTCTGTCCTTTTGCGCAAAAAGAAAAACTTCACCGTCAAGACCAAAATCCATAAAACAATACAGTTTCGATTCGGGATTTAGGTACACTTTATGATCTAAAACGTGAACCGTGTCATTGAATTCTGGATAAGAAAGATTCGTTAAGGCCGCATCATAAGCAATCTCGAGCTCTTGTGCGATCTCATGTTTCTGCATTGAAGCTGTTTTTCTAGCGTACCATTCCGGCGTATATTCGGGGTGCATGCTCCAATGAAATCTCATATGTTTAAAGCCGGAGTTTTTCATCTCACGTAATTCAGCAAATTTATTATTAACCTTACTTTGTGGTGGCGTCGAACATAAACAAATAGAATTTGATGCGCTACGCACACCTTTCCACATTTCATCCAAGCAATCAATAAAGGCAGCCTCGTCGATAAAAACAAATTTATATTGAGAGTCGCGTCCGGCTTTTGGGTTAGAAGACTCGCCTTTAATTACTGAATCCATTGAAGGAACTTTAAATGTCAAAAATGGATTGTGGATCCGTGGCCGCAAGAATGGTGGCAATCTGCTATACATAAAAAATAACCGCCCGAAAAGACAATGATGCGTATTGCCAGAATCCTGAACTTCGCTTTCTTTTCTAGAAATATTTAAAGCTGTGAATCCTTTATTATAAAGAACATTGTGAAGCTGCCATCCCATGATCGTCCAAGAAATTCCCATTTGACGCGATTTATCAATGAAAGTATCTCCGTACTTATCAAGCTGATTAATTAAATCAATTTGAAAATCATACAAAATAAATGGGATAATAGAAGGCGTTTTGCGAGCATCGATTGTGCAAACATATTGCTGAAACCAATATTGCTTATTCCCAGCGCACTTTTGATATTCAGCAATCTGCCATCGCTTCGCATCATTAGCATTCATTGATGCGATCTTCTTCTCCCAATCAAAACGCTGATATGTAGAAACAATATTACTCATTGGCTGATCCACTTGATATTTCATCTGCGCTTAAAAACGAGCTTTCTTTTTCTTTTGTTTTAACTCCGCCGGACAGAAAGGCTTCTAATTTCATTAATCGTTCGATATCAGCAATGCGAAACTTCGCCGGATCAAACGCTTCAATCTTAACTTTGTTCTTGTCATAAACATCGATAGGATTACCGTCTTTGTCAAAGAATCCAGTAATAGGATTAAACATAGAATCGCTGGCCTTCTTTAACATGTCCCTAATTAATTTAAGACGTTCCATTCTTGTTTCTTCAAGTAAAACATTCATTTTTTCACTAACACGCTCTTGAAAAACAGATAAGCGTTGAACTAACGGTTGTATCCCACGCTTAGCATCTCCTTCTCTAAAATATCGACGAGCTGTTTGTGGAGTAATGTTTGCTTCTTTAGCTGATCGAGTTAAAGACATTCCTTCCGCTAAATAAGAAAACAACTCATCAATTTTTTCTTTAGAGAGACAATTTTGATAAGTGCTGTAACTCTTCGTGTTTCCTTTATTAAGATTCGCAAGCGAATTTGGATTCATTTTATGGGACGCGTGTTCGGTCATATTAATTTGCCTCCTTATTCTTAACAATAAATTCAATAACTCCGGTTCTCTCATCTGCCCCGTTGTTATATTTCGCCGTTAAAAATATAGCATATCGTCCAACCGGCATGTTGGCGAATTGGTAACGCAATTGTTGTCCAGCAATATCTCCGGCGGCATTATCAACAATGGGTGTACTTGTCTCTTCTTTCATAATCGTAACAAGACATGTCCCCGGATCTGGCGTTTGTTCTTCTCCGTCAATCTTAAAAACTCCTCTGAAGGTCACATCATCGTTTACATAATATTGATTTCTCTTATTTGGCAACATAGATCCTCCTAGCTTGAAACTTGTTGGAAAAATTGAAAATTAAATGTTTGGTCTTCAAAATACATATTTCTGCGCGCCGAGAAAGAAGAACTGCTTGAACTCGATGAGCTTGAGCTTAATTGAGATGACGAACTTGATGATGAGCTCGAAAAAGACGAGCTCGATGATGAACTTAAACTTGATGAGCTCGAACTAGAAGATTGTGAGCTTGATGATGAAGAACTAGATAAACTTGAACTCGACGATGATGAGCTGGATGATGAAGAACTTGAAAATGATGAACTAGATGAACTGCTAAATGAGCTACTTGAACTAGATGAGCTTGATGAGCTAGAGCTAGACAATGAACTAGATGAGCTTGAGCTCGACGATGAAGAGCTTGAGCTTGAAGATGATGATAAACTCGATGATGAAGAGCTTGATGAAGACGAACTTGTTAGTGATGAACTTGACGATGATGAGCTCGATAATGAACTAGACGAACTTGATAGTGATGAGCTCGACGAAGACGAACTGCTTAATGATGAACTGCTTGACGATGAGCTTGACAGTGATGAACTCGATGATGACGAGCTGCTCGACGATGAACTTGATAATGAAGAACTCGACGAAGAAGAGCTTGACGAGCTCGAAAAAGAGCTGCTAGAACTAGACGAGCTTAATGAAGAAGAGCTGCTCGAACTCGACGAGCTTGATGAGGATGAACTTGATGAGGATGAACTTGTGTAATCTATGCCAAAATTACCTACATCATACCATCCTAATTTATATGTTGAGCCATTTGCTCCTGAATATATAATCTGGGTCCTACCAGACATGATCGCCTGTAACCCATCACCATAATGAACATAACACGCCCTATAGCATCCATCTTGATCCCATGTTCCTGTCCCGCCAGTGATCTTGACGCTTCCACCCGACCATGTAATTCCGTCGCTAGAAGTGTATTCCCATATATGAATTTGATTGTCACTAATTCTTACCCTCAAACAAAGTAAATGATAAACTCCTCCATTATCGATAGTCACATCAAAATGCCCGGCGCCGTAATAATACGTTGCATTCTTAGCCGGAGCAAAAATTGGATTACTTGCGCTACGTTGAAAATTCTCTATAACATTCGTGGAATTGTTCCATGTAAATGTTGCCAGACCCATTTGTCCGACGTTGTTTGTAAGCCCACCATCTTCAGAATCCGCAGCATTACCTGTCGTTTCTCCATACCATAAATAAAACGTCCCATTCTTAAAAATCATCGTCGGATATTGAGTGTGCGCATGAGTTGAGTCAAACTTTTCCCATGCTTGTCCTCCCGAATCCAAACCACTTAAAATAATAGGATTGGTATTTCCATTAATCGCGGTCCCTGTATACCAATTCCACGTAATGCCATCATTAGACCATCCAAAAGCAAGAGCATGATTACATGCGCTTGGCGCAGCTCCACTCGATCCACTAATTCTTGGAGCAACAACCATAAACCACTTATCATATTGAGGGACATATAAAATATCTGGATCAGCATCAAAGGTCCATCCAAAATCAGCTTTACCATCAAGAACTGGGTTAGATATAGTCGGACTGGAAGCTTCCCAATTCTGTCCATCATTACTTGTTTCAATAAAATATTCTTCATCAGCATCCGCAGGGTATGGTGTAAACACTAACCACAATTTCTTTCCGGACTTCCCACTCGGGAAGAAAATACAGTCTGGGTGAAGAACACTATCGTTGCCATTATTGCTTAATGGATTCGTATAGGTTAATGATGAACTTGAACTTGAGGAGCTGCTTCTTGACGAACTTGAACTCGATGATGAAGAGCTTGATGATGAACTTGATGAGCTACTTGTGGACGAACTTGAGCTTGAAGAACTGGATGAAGAAATACTGGAACTTGAAGAACTGGATGAAGAACTGCTAGAACTCGATGAGCTTGAAGATGAAGAACTGCTCAATGATGAACTAGAAGATGAAGAGCTGCTCAATGATGAGCTAGAAGAGCTAGAACTCGACGATGATGAACTGCTTAACGATGAACTAGAGCTCGAAGAGCTGCTCAATGATGAACTTGAAGATGAAGAGCTTGATGACGATGAGCTTGACGATGATGAGCTTGCCAACGAAGAACTAGATGATGATGAGCTTGACAAAGATGAGCTTGAGCTTGAAGAGCTTGAAACTGAAGTCGATGAACTAGAACTCGAAGAACTGCTTAAGGAAGAGCTCGAAGAAGAAGAGCTAGAACTCGATGAGCTGCTTAATGAAGAACTTGAGCTCGATGAACTGCTCAGTGAAGAACTTGACGATGATGAACTCGAGCTTGAAGAACTGCTTAATGATGAACTAGACGAGCTCGACGATGATTTAGAAGAACTTGAACTTGATGATGAGCTGCTTGAGGATGAGCTAGAAGAAGCCGCAGAAAAATCACCTGCTGACCAATTATCAATAGTTGGAGTTGTTGAAGAACTGTCAGTCTGGGTTATAAATCCACATCTTAAATTTCCAGTTATAGAAGAATCGGTTATCGTAAGCCTGGAAACACCAGCTACAAAAAATTCCAGATTAGACCCACTAACTGTTAATTTTATTGTGCATGGAGAAGTTAGTGTTCCACTGGTGTCTGGTCCATTAAGATTTGAATAGGTGCCAGATACGCATTTTTCAATTCTTAAACGATCATTTGGTTGACTATAACCATTATAATCTCCTACATAAAAAGTTTCTGCTGAACTGCTAAATCTAACGCAAGCCCCTCCTTGACTTGAATTATTAGCGCTTAAAAATGAAGCTACATCAAGTTGACAATAATGATCGCTTGTTGATAAATCCGATTCTGCCCTACATGATTTTGTTGATCCACTCGCCCATACCTGAGTTGCTTTGTTACTAACTACTTGATGGTCCCCTAAGACTTCTGCCCAGGTTAAATCTGGCCCAAGTGTCGTAGAATCTGCTTTATTAAAACTCTCTGTTATTGTTGTGCTATGAGGAAGTGGAGTAAGTACAGTTGTCGCGTCTTCAGGAATGAAATTAGAATAATCAACCCCATATTGCTTTTCCAGATAATCAAGATTCTTTTGAATTGCAACATTATTACCCTTGTCAACATTATTCTTATAATCTTCTTGATAAACAGCAATTATATTATCCCACTCAGGAGAGACTTGCGGAACGATTTGAGAAGACTTTATTTCTCCCTCATTACCAAGAAACAATCTGCACTTCAAGGTTAGATCAGGAATTATTGGCTTGCAGAATATTTGGCCCGTCGGATCCGCATGCTTCGTCAACAAATCATAAAGAATGTCTTTTATTGAAGTTGAGGTAAGCGAGACTGACAGTCTTTTTTCTAAAGATGTTATTATGGAAGGATCTATAATCTCATCTTTCCCAAAGCCGAGAGGAATAAGCTCTGGGTCAATAATCTCCTCGGGATAGGTGAATATGCCATACCCCTCAGACGCACCCCCAGCTTGACCTTGTTGCGGCAAGGAACGTAAATCCAGGGTACCGACGCATTGATTAGCATTTGGAGATTCCCAAAAAGGATGATTAGGATTGTCTGTGTTCCAAACCCACTGTCCAAGATAATAATGTTGCATTGATATCCCTCTATGTTTGATCTACAAAATCATGAAGATAAGTTTGATCAAAGAAAACAAGATCATCAGTTTCATTATGGAATATAGATTCAAATGGTAACGACGACGCAGACTGAGAGCTTGAACTCGATGAGCTGCTGTACAGAGAACTTGAGCTTGAGCTATTTGAATTTGAACTAGAGCTTTGCGAGCTAGACGAGCTTGAACTAAATGAACTAGAACTTGAACTTGAAAAACTAAAAGAAGATGAGCTTGAGCTCGATGAACTAGAAGATGAAAGGCTCGATGACGATGAACTCGAAAGTGACGACGATGAGCTCGAACTGCTGGAACTCGAAGAACTAGAACTTGATGAGCTTGACGACGACGAACTGCTTAATGAACTGCTTGAACTAAATGAACTGGATGATGACGAACTAGAAAATGAAGAGCTCGATGAAGATGAGCTAGAAGATGACGAACTGCTTTGAGAAGAACTTGATGAGCTGCTTAATGAGGAACTCGAAGACGACGAACTCGATGATGATGAGCTTGACGATGAAGAACTCGATGAACTTGAGCTCGAAAGCGACGAACTAGACGATGAAGAACTCGACGATGATGAGCTTGATAGCGATGAGCTTGAGCTCGATGAACTGCTTAATGATGAACTTGAAGATGAAGAACTCGATGATGATGAGCTCGCAACAGAAGAACTAGAACTCGATGAACTACTTTGTGAGCTGCTTGAGCTTGAAGAACTGCTCAGCGATGAACTTGAACTTGATGAACTGCTCGAGGAAGAGCTTGACAATGAAGAACTGGATGACGATGAACTGCTCGACGATGAGCTTGATAATGAAGAACTGGATGACGATGAACTGCTCGATGATGAACTTGATAGCGAAGAACTGCTTGATGATGAGCTTGACAATGAAGAACTTGATGACGATGAACTGCTTGATGATGAGCTCGATAATGAAGAGCTTGATGATGATGAGCTCGACGAGCTAGAACTTGATAATGAGGAGCTCGATGACGATGAACTTGAAGAAGAAGAACTGGATAACGACGAACTACTTGATGATGAGCTTGACGAACTCGAACTTGATAATGATGAACTCGATGACGACGAGCTTGATAATGACGAGCTCGAAGATGATGAGCTTGATAATGACGAACTCGAAGATGATGAACTTGAGCTTGATGAACTGCTTAGTGATGAACTTGAACTTGAAGAGCTGCTCAGTGATGAACTGGAACTCGATGATGAAGAACTCGACGAGCTACTTAAAGATGAGCTAGAACTCGATGAGCTACTTAAAGATGAACTGGAACTCGAAGAGCTGCTTAATGAAGAACTTGACGATGAGCTCGAAGAACTTGAAGAGCTGCTTAATGACGAGCTTGAGCTAGAAGAGCTACTCAGTGATGAGCTAGAACTAGATGATGAAGAACTCGACGAGCTGCTTAATGAAGAGCTGGAACTCGATGAGCTGCTTAAAGACGAGCTAGAACTTGAAGAGCTTGAACTCGATGAGCTGCTTAATGATGAGCTAGAACTTGACGAGCTTGAAAGCGAAGAACTGGATGATGAAGAACTCGATGACGAAGAACTGGATAATGATGAGCTGGAACTCGAAGAGCTACTTAATGATGAGCTTGAACTTGATGATGATGAGCTCGATGAACTCGACGAGCTTGATGAACTCGTCTGCACATTTGATACAACATAAGAAACAAGTTCCGTATGTGTCCCCGCAATCGCGGCCGATTGCGTAACTTTAGTATCTAAATAATCTCCATCAGAAATCGTAATACTTGCAGTGCTAAACCCAGTCGTATTCGGATCCGTTACAGTTAAAGCAAGCCCTGTGTCTGAACCATTCTTTTGAAGCGTATAAGTTTTGCTTTTACCGCCTCCAAATGCCCCACCAATTAAAGCAACTTGAATGCGCGTAACATAACAATTATTCGATAACTCTAAACGATTTGTTGATGTCCCAGCTCCACCCGATCCAACGTCGCATCCATTGACCGGAAGATAATATGTGGCCCCTGTCGCAACTGACCAAAGACCTTGAGCCATAATAGGGAATTCATCTGCGTTGTCTGGAACAAAAACCCATCCAATAATAGGAACATCTGCCGTCGGTGTATTTGTCGGTCGATATTGAAACGAAATAATATCGCCAGCAACAACAGTAAAAGAATGCGTTGTATCAGATGCAATTGTGTTTAAGTCCGCTAGATTTGCATGGAGAGCTGTATCAGAGCCATTCTTACGAAACACTAAATCGTAACTTTTTCCAGATCCAGGTGCCACGGTATCTTGAACATACAAATCTCTAATGGTCCCCGGACATGGAATAACAATCTGAGCAAACGTCTCTAAAGATTCCCATCCAAAAGATCCTACTGGCGCGCCAAAATCTCCTTGCGCATTTGACGGATTACCATGAGAAGCATAAAAACCGCAATATTTACTATTAAACGCATTAAAATCAATGGCCCAAATTGCTGTGCAAGCTGTAGGCGTCGATGATGGTGAAGCTTTTAATGTGACTGTATCTCCGGCCGCTACTGCAAAACTATGCGAAGTATCTGCCCCTGTCGTATCAGAATCAGATATCGTTATTGTAATCCCCGTCGCTACATCATTCTTTAAAACAGCGAATGTCCAACTCTTGCCGGATCCAGGCGCCGCGGAGAGGCGGACTCTAAAATTCTTAAAATCTCCTGATGTCGGAATTAAATTACGAGCGTAATTATCTAAAGAAGAATTCCAAAAACCAGATGCGTTATTTAAAAGAAACGCATATTGATCAATCGTATTATCAAGAGTCTCCGTCGATAAACCAGAAACAACGACTTGTCTCGTCGTTGTTTGAGAAGAGCTTGAACTTGAACTAGAAGAACTGCTCAACGATGAACTACTTGAAGAAGAGCTTGACAGCGATGAGCTTGAACTTGAGGAGCTAGACAACGATGAACTTGAGCTCGACGAGCTTGAACTTGATGAACTGCTTAAAGAAGAACTGGAACTCGACGAACTGCTTAATGAAGAACTAGACGATGATGAAGAAGAACTGAGACTTGATGAGCTGCTTGATGAAGAGCTCGAAAGCGATGAGCTGCTCGATGAAGAACTTGACAGTGATGAGCTGGACGATGAGGAGCTGCTGAACGATGAACTAGAAGAGCTAGAACTCGACGATGAAGAGCTTGATCTTGAAGAACTAGAAGATGATGAACTTGATGAGCTCGAAGAAGAGCTTACCCACTCTAAAACTAAATCGTCTATATAATTCCTGGCAGATGAGGAACTTGATGATGAGCTGGATTTTGATGAACTTGAGCTCGAGGAACTTGACCTAGAAGAACTCGAGGAGGAACTTGATTTAGAAGAGCTACTACTCGAAGAGCTAGAAGAAGACGAGCTAGACGACGATGAAGATTCCCAGAAACTCGCCAATACCATCGCTGTGTCATCATTCGATACAGTCCAGCTGAATGTAATTGACCCTTGACTGGTTTGTAAAGCATATTGCGCATTGGAACTATAAGAGCCTTCATCAACAGAAAATAAAAGAGTCTGATTGTTCGCCGAAGGAGCACTGATCTGTCCATCGCCTAAAATATCAACTAAAACATTTCCATTGTGTGTTGTTGTCAGCGATAAGGATGGATTTGCCTGACCAGCATTTAATCCTGTAGCTTGTTCTAATCTAGGAAGAAGACTTGTAATAAAACTAGAGGCATAATATTTAATCTCTAATCCACCGCTATTCGGAACACTAATATTCTGCGCCGAAGAAACAGTTGGATTAAATAAATACCATAATTCAGCCGTACATTCTGCCGTCCCGACCTGTGTTGAACCTGCCTGAGTCATCGCGACGCCATTGTAAGTAGGCGCGCCACCCGTTCGTTGGGTTGTGGTCGCTGTTACAATACCAACAACTAATAATTTAGCCGTGGCCCCGCATGTATATGATAGGGTTATCGGATTTCCGGTTCCCCTGGTTGAAGCCGCTTTCGTATCAAACGTAAAAGCCATTTTTAATCTACCTGTTTTCTCTAATTACCAACTAATTTAACTTGCACATATGCCCATTGACGACTTATGGTCCCACTATATACTTCCCACGACGGAGTTGCATCGTCTTGAGCAAAAGATGTTTCTTGCCCACGAATATATGTTGTAAAACTACCGCCATACGTTGATCCATATTTATTTAGAGTGATTGTATAATTTCTTGTAACACCTGTTACCCCGGCGTAAATGACATCACTATGTCCTATATCATTTAAATTAAGAGCAAGTTGACCCCAGCTCGGATCATCTTCAACATGAACAGCTCCACCGGCACCATCGTCCCAATCGGTCCACGGTTGAGCATTCTCAGGACTGTTTGGATTCTGTTCTCCCCACGCAATCGATCCATTAACATATGTTGCGTACATCGAATATTTATTATTTGTATTTGAGAATGATGCTGGATCCGGCCATGTTCCATAAGCACGCGCTTGTGTTCTGCCTTGATTTGTGTCCCCAGTATCGTAATTAACGCTATCATAAGTATTGTTGTCACACCAAGCGACGATAATATAATCAATGGCGGTCAATGCCTTAGTTGGTATATTGCCCGCTTTAAAAACATAGAATTGGCTACCCCCTGACAATAACGTAGTTTTTTCTTCTGAATCAGCGACTAAAGAAGAATCGCTATTTTTATAGAGAGCGCACTTTAATTTAGTTGAATCAGAGGTGGGATTAAAATAAATAGAAAGTTTCTCTAAGAATCCAACGTCTCCGGTAAATTTAGAACCAGTAATAACTCCGGAAGGAAATGTCACAGATGCGCCGATAGTAGAATATCCAAATGTCGGATCGACTGTTACGGGATATAAAGCTTCGTCCAAAAATTTCTGAGGAATTGTAATAAATAATTTTTCATTGATCTTATCTATTGATAAATCACACCATACTTTTTTTCCGTTGGAATCTTCAGCGATAGGACGATATATATGGAATGCTTTCCCAGCCTCGTATTGATTGTTTTGTTTAGATTCGTGATAAACTGCGTATGATCCAACAACATGAGCTGGCCTATGGCCGGTTATTCTTTCTTCTTTTTCAAGCGGCGGTTGAAAATAAAATTCCAAACCTTTGGTTTGAATAGATAATTCCTCAACATTTGAATCAGGCTTTGAATCATAAATAATATTAAATTCAAAACCGTCTTCGTTTTCAAAATGTTCCCATCCCGCATCCTCGCGAATCCCATACCTGATCCAGTCTGGGTCTTTCATAACTCCGTTAGTAATTTGATTAAGTTGTTCGATTTGCTGTGGCGTGTATTCTATAATCTCAACAGACGTATTCAAATTCTCAGATAACTGTTGGATAAAATCATCGATCAATGAATGATCGATATTTGGATATTTTGATTGAAGGCCATAAGAAGGATCATAATATTTTGGGATTTCTTCTGGTTTGTAATATTCGGTATAAACTTTGTTGTAAGGACAATTAATATTTAAATACCCAGCTACAATCCCGAGAGCATTTTGCTCATGAGCAAATTTAACATCGACATCTCCATCTTTAAAAAATAATTTATTACCACGTCCAGGAAGATTGTAAGTATCAACCCCATATTTAGCTAAGGTTTGTTTCATGGAATCGACCCAAATCTTATCTAAATTTGGAATCTTCAAAAATCCGTAATGCATGTCGATGTTTATTAGATCTTGATCGAAATAATAAGGATTGGCGCTTGGAGATGGGATTCTTACTTGTGGGATTGTAATAGCATCGTAATCAACGTAATCGTCTGCATGTGTGTTGCCAAAATACATAATAGCTGGTTCCGTTGATGCGTACGTCGCAATGACAATCTCGTCGTCGTTCCATTTAGTATGACGAAACAATTCGTATTCCGCAGCCGCCACAAACGGATCTAACTGGCCGAGCTTTAACCATTTAATCTTATTTAGAACTAAATCTTCTCTTTTCTTGATTCCATAAAAAGATGCTTTCTTTCCATTTTTTTCCCAAACAATTTGCTTTCCGTCGGAAATTATATTGGCTTGAGTAGCAGTATCATTATCAATCAAACCAACGGAAAAATTACATTCGTTGTTCCATTTCTTTAACTTCATTCTCGGAAAAAAATCAACCTGCTTCTCGTCACCGATAACTGCCTCAATTTGTCGAGTCTCTACCTTATAAGTTGTCTCATTGACTGAAATAATATTGTCTTGTAAATGTTCCATTTTTTGTCCTGATTTAATAAAAAAGCAGAAAATTTCTGTATAGAAAGATTCTGCTTTTTTGGGTTATCCCCACGGATTAATTTTCTAAATAATCTAACTTTTTAAGCCACTCTTTTACTTCTCCTTTATATTCGCGGACATTGGCGCGAGCAATTGTATTATTTTTAATGAAGCTTTCTAACTTAAAATCTTTTTCTAAGAAAAAGATTCGCTCCGGCTCTTTATTTGCTAAGCATACATGTAAGTTTCCCGTCACAACAGAAATAACACCAGCGGCGGATTCAATTAATCCCACTAGGCTACTTATTTTAGGCTGACATTTACGCGTAGTCGAGTCTATAAAATCATATTTTGCGTTGACAGGATTTGAAAAAACGTGCGTAAAATACATCTCCATCGGAATGTACCCTGCCTCAAGTATATCATTCCAGATTTGTTTTGCCGTATCATAATCGGCATTGCAAGAATCTGGCAAACATGTGATAAAAAACTGACATAAAATCAATCGATTTTTTCCTGAAGTAAGCTTTGGATAGATCACTTCATTTGGTTCAATGCCTAGCTCATGAATGCATGCCCATTGACCTTTGGTCCAAACTTGTTGGCCTTCATTCATACAAAAATCAACATCCGCAATAATATCGTAGCCATAATTCACGTCGGTGCGATTATATGACATGTCATTGACATATATCGATTTGCATGGAAGGTCTTGAGCTAATTCCTGGAATCCCAATCCATCTTGAAGGACCAATGTGAATTCAATATCTGGGAAAGTTTGGCAAAGCTTTCTTATGGGCTCAATAATCATAATTTGATCGCCGAGGCCGTGACCAGAACACAATGCCACTTTTTTCGGATCAAGTTCTCTAATGTAATCCGAAAGTTTCTTTTGCCCTTCCCATATGCGTCTTAATCTAAGCATCTGTATCTCCTGGTCCTATCACATCCAAATATCCGTGATCTTTTTCTGGATGACGATAATTTTTATGTTCTATTTTGATTTTCCAATCAAGCATTTTTCTAAATCTTTCATAAAGACATTCCATAGCCCCGCGCGCAATATTATCCGAAGCTAATAACGATTCGCCGCTGGCTTTTAAATATCCTTTTGCACAACCACTTCTATTATTTAACTGACAATTGCGCCATCGCGGATGATAGAACTGGCCATGATAACTATACATGGGGGTCCCTGTCTCGGTCTTGAGCGATCCAAAATCGCCTACGACGCGTTGATAGGGCTTTAGGTTCTGTTCATTGGTCCCGAGCCATTGCACGTTAGGAAGGCCAATAGTACGACCTTCAGCGCCATACTGAGACAATTTTAATTGGATCGCAGCCATATCCGGCCCCTTAAAGTTCTCTGTTGGAAATCCATCGATAAACATCTCATAACTCTCGCGCATTGCTTGTCCCCAAATCTTCGCATCAACAAAAAGCGGACAATTGCAAAGATCCATTTCAGGAACGAATCCTTCTGGCATGATCCATTGCCCTTTATGCTGATGATGCGGATCATAATAAGATTGTTTCTGTTCTTTAACAGCGCACAAAACTAATCCTGTCTTTGCCGCAATTTCAAAGAAGTTCTTCGGATCTCTGACAAAAACCATGTCAGCATCAAGAACGCATACAGCATCATAATCTTTACCGATTTGATCTGCGTAGAAATATCGTTTCCGACATAAGACTTCAGACAGACCATGAGATTCTTGGACTTCATCGTCGGTGATATTATGAAAAATAACTTTAAAACCTAAAGATGGAAGCTGGTCTATGACTGCTTGCGGGATCTGATATCCATACCAATGCAAATCCGCCTTGTTGCCAACATAATCAAGGCTATTAATCTCAGCAATGGCCTCGGGCAGATAACGAAGATCACAGCACATTACAAAAGCGTATTTATTTTCCATAGACTCCTCTCATCCATTCAATTGTTTTCTCAATACCTTCTTCTAAGGTAATTTTTGGGTCGTGGTTTAAAAGTTTTTTTGCTTTCTCGATAACCGGCCTTTTATTTGTAACATTGTGCTTATCAATTTCTTTAAGCACCATTAAGCTTTCCGGCTTACCTGCACATTTTAAGACGATACGAGCAAGGTCCTCAACAGAACGATATTCCGTCCCTCCGATATTAATAACTTCACCGTCTTTAAATCTCTCACAAGCATTGGCCAGCGTCGGTATGAAATCGTCAATATACATAAAAACACGATGATAATCCTTGTAGACTGTAAAAGGAATATCATGAAGTGCTTGATAACAAAAAAGACAGCACACTGATCGATAATTCGTAAAATTCTCCCCCGGTCCATACGCATTAAAAAATCGAAGAATCTCAATTTGGTTTTGATACCGATCACGAAAGTTTTTAATCTGCATCTCATTGACCAATTTAGAAATCGCATAATCGTTATGCAATCTCCCGTGCTCCATATCCTCGGTAATATATTCTGCCGTCAAGTCACCATAAATCTCAGAACTCGACGCATGAATCATTTTAAAACCTAATCTTTTCTGAACTTCGAGCAAGTTGCGCATACCAATAACATTGCTCTTCCAGCATTTTTCATAAAATTCTTCGCCATTAATACGACCAAATTCAGCTGCAAGATTCAATACAACGTCTGGGCTAAAACTAAAATCATCATGCATGCGTTCAAACGCGACCAAAATCTGTCTTATCTCACTAATATCGCATCGTAATTCGCGTGGATTGTTAGAGTGTTTTAAATCAAGGCCAAACACCTCATGTCCACGTCGATTGAGCTCTTGCACTAAAGGTTTACCAAGCGTTCCATTTGATCCTGTTACTAAAATTTTCATTTAAACTCCATCCTTTCGTAATCTTTCCACATTGTTTCTGGCGTCATCGCATTAAATTTGGCCATGAAATCTCTAATGCTATTAAAATTACTAATAGCATTAAAAAAGTTAGGAGAATCATTTCTATTCGGCGCGATTTCATTGTTAGCCCGTCCTTCCTTCCACCATCGGTTATGGATTGCATAAACTCGCTCTGGATTAAACATCATCATATCGCGTTCAACATATCGCGTTTCCCAATAATTAAAATCACATACCCACTGATGACCATCTAAAACAATGATGTCTTCTTGTTTAATATTCTTCCTAATTGACCTATTCATTGCGATCAATGGATGACTTCTCTCGTCGGTAACAGCATAATCAAATGTAAAGTCGTACCAGTCTTTGAGGAACTGATTATGATGTTTAGGATCGAAAAATACTGGGAAATCTGCAAGAGCCGCATACATTCTGTCGCGAATATCGTCAATTGAATGTTTGTAGAGAGATTCCACTGGAAACATTGAATGTTTATGATCAGCTGTTATCAACTTCTTTTCATTAAAAGCTTTCTCAAACCATTCGTTCATATTGCCGCAAAGAAACAAATCTCCGTCAATAATGCAAACAGCGTCATAATCATCTTTGATGTGATTGGCCCACCAATACTTCTCCGCAAAGAAGGCATGATAAAGGTCGTTATAAACACGATTAGGTTCTCGCTGTTTAATTAAGTTCCAAACAACTTTAAATGGAAACGCTTTAGAGCACGCGTCCATATATTCCTGTGTCATGGCTTCATGATGAACGATATGGAAATCAGCTTCAGTGCCGTAGTATTTCATCGCGTTCATCGTTGCATTAAGCGAGAACATGTACCCTGGTGAAATTGTCGCAACAAAAGCGAAACGTTTATTTTTCACGATCAATACCTGCCTTTAATTTATCTACAGCTTGTGGATAAAGCCCATGTCCATTAAAATCAGCAGCATTAAGACCGCCATTTGTTTGATGGCCTAATCGCATACCTTCCCGAGTCGAATCATGCATCTGTCCGTTGCCGTTAAAATGAACCATTGTTATCTTGCTTCGTAAATCGATCATGCGATCAATCCCATACACATTCTTAAGGCCATTAAATGTATTCCACAGAACAACATCACCGTCCCATGTCTTAATTAAATGATGATGAAAATAACCCAAAGCATTAATCGCTTCTCGACTAAGGATTGGAAACGGAGCAAAAATATCGGTATGTCCACTTACTCCGGTATTGATATATGCAATCCTATGATTTAAATTTCTTTTATAAATGCTATCCACAATGATTTTGTCCCATCCTTCAGATCCGTGAAGCTTGCAATCATCGTTAAGCGCCCAAATCAAATCCCCTTCAGCTTTCTTGGCCAAATAATTATAATAATCCTGAGATAAGTTGTCGGTCCTTGTCTCAACAAAGATCTTATAATTGATAGACTTACCAAAACTCTTCTCTAGTAAGTGAACATATCCTGAATCAACATCATCGTCATCAATTTTTATCAAGAACTCAACATTCTGAATATCCTTAGCTTTAGAAACAATAGAATCGATTAGGTCGATTAGCATGCCCGGCCGTCTGCGCGATGGTATTAACAAAGAAAATTTCATTTAAAAACCCCCTGACAATAAACGTTAGCTTTTCCTCGAGATTCTTCTTTCTCAACTTTATCGACCTTCTCAAATATCAGCATAAATGTTTTGTGCGTAACTAATCGAATGGCCTTTACAATTTGTTCAATGCGATCTTCAGCATGCTCATTAATAATGACCTTACCGCCATAAACCTTATCACTAATCTTAAATTGGAAATTGATTTCCATTATTTCACCACCCATGCTGTAAAATCAGATGATTTATTTAATTTCTCACCAAAACATTCCTCGACGATCTCTGTTAAAGGATGGACAAGGCCAACATCATGCATTAAGAAAAATCCTCCTTCACGCACAAGCGGATAAAATAATTCAATGTCTTTTTTAATCCCTTCCTCGCTATGATCACCATCAACTAAAACAAAATCAAACAACTTATCTGGATTCTTATTCTTAATCCATTTGTGTGCTTCAACGCTTTTCATAACAAGCATGCAGACCCGTTCCCCAAATTCAGGAAGCAATAACCTGGATTCTGCAAACCGTCTGTTCTCATTATGATAGTCTTGCGGCTCCCCGGCCTCGAACTCCGCCCCGTCGCGGTGTTCATAAGGATCTATCGTATAAAGTTGAACTTGAGGAAGAGCCCATAAGACAGCCCGCGTTAAATCACCACATTTTGTCCCAATCTCGATGCCACAGATAACCTCTTGCTTGGAAAACATATCTTTAATAAGTTTCCCAGCTGTCTGGTATAAATTTAAATTCTTCATTTCTGCTTCCATTTTGCCTCTTTCTTTTCTTCCTCAATAAGCCCTCTTAACAAAGATAAATATACCCGCGCATCTAAAATACGACCTTCAATTGACTCAGATAAAACTTTCTCGCTCTTGATATAAGAAGCAATGCTGTCCAAGTGCTTCTTTAAATAAACATAAAGAACTTTCTTCGGTGATACACCAATCTCTTTTGCAATGCGTTTAAAATTATCTAACCGATCGCCTTGCGTGTACTCTTTACCCTTCGTCGCTGCGATCTGCGTTTCCTCTTGATGCATTTTGTCTAGTAGTTTATCGAACTCTTCAAATGTCATTCTCTCCACCGTAATCCTTCTTTATAGCCGTCCATCTTTCTTAAAATAGCAATCCCATAAATTTCACAGATCCGAACATATTCCCAATTGTATTTTGGGTTCTTAATAACTTCGTGACACCCGACTTCGCCCGGACCATATACGTCATGAAGCAGCATGAACCCGTTTCCTTCGCCTTTAAGTTGAGGATAAAGAACTTCTGCTTCATGACGTATATGGTCTCGATCGTGACATCCATCTAAAAATATCATGTCAAATCGAACGTCTTTAAACGTCTCAGATGTCAGATTAATTGAATCCATCTGAATGAGTGTATTTGGAAGGCCGGCCGCATCAAGCTTTGGCTTGACAACTTCCGTTCGATCTAAGATATCGACGCCATAATACATATTGCCGTACATCTTATAGCGTGTCGCATTATCCTTAACAGCATGTGCTAGATACCACGACGTATAACCTTCAGCAACGCCAACCTCAAGAATCTGTTCAGCGCCAATCGCTCGAGCGAAATAATACAACATCGGGCCAAAGAAACTGATCGTTGAATTAAGATTCGTGTGATGCGCTGAGTGAACGAGCTCCATAATCGGTGCTGGATAATCAGTAAAATACTCAATATCCAACGGATGAGTAATCTTTTTATTCGCATAATGCGGTAAGAGCGGCTGATTCAATATCTTTAAAAAATATTGAAACTGCCGCTCAAACTCTTCTTCGCTAACCGTACCAATGCCACGGCCAAGATTAGCGAAGTGTTCGCGTGTTTTGTTGAGAGCTCGTTCTTTTTGATCGTGAGAATATCTAACTTCCATAGTGAGTTTACCTCATTATTATTTTCTGTTTAAAGAAGCGAAGAAAGCTCCTAAGCCTTCTTGCACTCGCTTAGCATGATCGGGTGTTGTTCCAGGATAAATAATTGCTGTGATCACTGGGGCCTCACCTTGTGGATCAGCTGTGATATTGATCGTCGCTGATACCCATTCACCTGGATCGTTAAAGCTGGCGCAAATTTCACCAAGCTTAGTAAACGCTCCAACAAAATCATTTCCGAAATCAATTCTTTTTTGTTCGTCAGCTTTTTGCATATTGCACCCTTTTCTCTTTAATAAATTAAACATTAGATTGCTAAGACATCGTTTAAAGCTTGGTTAATAAGATTTAAATCTAGTGAATATGATGCTGTCTGTACTTCAGATTGTAATGCGACATATTCTTTGTATCGAAGATTGTCGCCATTTTTCATCGCTGTATATCTCAATTTGTTGTAGGTTACTAATAAGTTACATGCTGCTGAAAACGCCATTGGATCCATTGCCATCTTTCCCTCCTTGATTGGTACGTTATTATTTTTTTCGCGCGATGCCGATCCCTTTACCGTTGTGATCTTCATAAAACTCAAATTGTTGTCGATAGGTTTGTTTGAAATCGTCCCAGACATCCTGAAGCGAACATCCATCAGGAGTGATGTCGTCAAATAAAATAAACCCGCCTTGCTCAATTAAAGCATGAGCATGAATTAAATCCATCTTGGCATATTCTTTATCGTGACATCCATCGACGAGGATATAATCAAACGTTTGGCCGTCTGCGATCAGTCTTGGCATTTCTTCAATGGAGCTTCCTTTAATAAACTGAATGCGATCTGTTGGGATATTTAAAATCTCTAAATTAGCCTTGACAGAATCCGGACTTCCCATCTCAGCAAAAATATCGCACAAAAAAACTTTCTCAATAGCGTCATACTTAAAATAAGAACTTAATAATTGACAAATGGAAACTCCTGTCCTACATCCAATTTCTAAGATCCGCTTCGGCGCAAAGTTGCTGCCGATCCAATGCATGACGTGGTATGAATCCATGAAATTCTCGCCGCGCTTAGCGTAGTGCCATTGATACGCTTCTAAGTATTCGTCTTTCGGATTGTATTTCTTAAGGATCCGTAAAATGTTAAAGATATGCGCGTTAACCATTCTGTTTCTTTGGTCAAGTGTAAAATTAATTTGCTTCGATTCGATGGGAGCCTCTTCAACATTTAATGGCACGGGAATTTCTTGTTTAACTGGCATAGGCTCCTCTTTTTTTGTAACAGTGAAATTATTTTTCATCGTATCAAGTTCCGGTAATCGTCCGCCCAAATAATACAATTCAATTGATCGTGCGATATCTTCCGGGCGAATCAGTTCCATACATAATGGTTGGCCCGTCTTTAAATGTTTATTAATGCATTCCTCGGTCCGTGATTTCCAACATCCGTCATAACTCGCGCAACTCATGACGCCGTTACGATATAAAAACTGATGGTCTGGGTTAATCTGCCATCTGACACCCTCGCGCGCACCAGCGACGACAACGCACGGCTTCTTTAACGCGGCCGCAATGACCATGTTCATCGATACGCAGTTCAGCAGACCGTCAGCGTCGCGGCAGACACGAAACAATTGTCTTAAATTTGTTTTTCCTCTTAAATCAATAACGCCTTTGAGTGCTGGATGAGTATGCGCGGAATGTCCGACTTGAACAAATTGAATCTTGCCTTGCAGAAGATCAACAACCTCTTGATAATTGTTGTACCACTTAAGCGTATAATCGTTTTTAATCCCAGCATTAATGACCCAATATCGTCCTCGATACTGCGAAAATTTATGCACCGGGTTAGCAGAGGCAATCTCTGTTGGTGAAAAGAAGATGTCCGGTTGAAGTCCTGTTGCCGGGATCGCAATCCCTAGTTGTTTCGATAAAAATAAACGATGTCCGTCGGAGAAATGCGCTCCTGTCATGCCAGATCGACTAATTTCCGGATAATGAGCAATAAGATATTTTATTCCTTCCAATTCAATAGGTGGATGATTCTCATCTTTCTTAAGCTCTTCAATAATATTTAATTCTTTTTGGTTATCGGCTGGATGTAAAGGCGTGATGTATGGTGAATACTGAAAGATCTCGTTACACGGGCTGCGCACATCAACCTCGAAGCGTCCCGGATACGCTTTGTGAAGCGAACGAATCGCACAGGTCATCATTAAGATATCCCCAGGCGAGAGGCTATTTACGAGAACGATTTTTTCTTTTGTTGCGACGACAGTTGTCATCTTTTATTTTCTCCAAAGCTTCCATTGCTTGTTGTTTGCTATTGTAAATTCCTATTAGTTCCCATCCGTATTTAGGCATCCCGAGTCGCTGCAATAATGTTTGAATATGATATTCTTTTTGTTCCTCGTTATATTCAATGACAAACCGTACATAATACTTAGGCTTTTTCATTTTTAAAAATGTAAGAATTAATGTACTCACGCGGCGGACACTCAGGCATTCCTTTAGCAATCAATTTAAATCCCATGTGTTTAAACATATGTTCTAAAAGATCGTCGGTGAAATAATGCAAATGTTCTGACGGCTTAAAATGTTTGTATCCTTGCCAGGGGACATCCGGAGGCTTAACAGGAACACTTATGACAACGTAATCGCCTTTTTTCAAAATTGGTTCAACCTCTTTAAAATCCGGAATGTGTTCAAGTACGTCGTACATCGTAATCACATCGTATCGTTGTCTTTTAATTCCTGTTTGCGGGACCGGCATAATATCAAATGTGTCAACGTCCCAGCCGCCCGGCGCAAATGATTTCATGGCGCCGATGCCGCAGCCATAATCTAAAAGTGTCAGCTGTTCATCTTCCTCGCTTCGAAAATCAATATTGTCCATGATAAATGTGTAGCGTTTCGTCATGACATCGCGCGCGGTTGAAGCTTGAATCTTAAGAAGATTGTAATAATAATTCTCGTCGTACTTGATCATAGATATCTGATCTCCCCACTCTTTAATTTGTATCCGCCCGAGGCGTTTATTTTTGTCATTGAATTGTTAATATCAAGTTCAGGATCTTGAGTGTAGCTGCCGTCTTGCCGGCGAATAGATACAATAAAAGGAAAGTACCACTGGTTAGTTTCTTTAGAACCGATCACAACTTTTTTCTGAACCGTAAATACGCTTAAGACTTTACTTAACTGATCGATCGTGTGCCGCTCTTCGATGCGGTCAAGCCGCCCTTCTTTTAAATCTGTCAAATCGCGCTTAAGTGCTGAGCGCCGGGCCTGAAGATTGGTGATTTTATTCTCAACGTCGGATAGTTCCTCAAGCGTGAGTGTCACGACGCTGCGAATAAGCTCAACTTTCTCCTCAAGCCTATTTGTTTTTTGCGACATGCAGTTGTCTCGCTTTCTTCTGCAACTTCTTTTTGCAGACATACCCTCGTAACTTATTCTGCTGGTCTAAGAGAGGGATCATTCGTTTTAATTTGTGAGGAACTCCGCATTGCCGGCACATCAACTTCAAAGTTCTCGTCGGGCGTGGTTTATTCATCAACGCACGCCTCAATTTTGTCTTCGTTAACCAATAGAAGCAATTGATCAACCTCACCGGCGTTTTTGCTGGGGACTTTTACCTCTGTATAAGAGAACTTATTAAAGAAAACCATCATTCCCTTCTTAAACCCGTATTTTCTGATGTTGCAGTCCTGGTCCATATCGACGATGCGCCCTTTGGTCAATCCCTTCGCATTCGGGTCATGCGCGTCGGGTATAAAAATCCCGCCTTTGGATAATTCCTGTTTCTCGGGGGGTGCTACTAATAAATTTCCGCGTATTGGACGGATTCTCATTTTGTTATGACTCCTTTGGTTAAACGAATTTCTTTAAAAGTGTTAAAAAATCGCGATAAAATTGTGTGTATTTTTTGTCAGATTGACTCGCCGCAATGCATAAAGATACAAAAGCTACGATAACTGCTAAGGAAATTAGAGAATTTAACATAAAAACCTCCGTTTTTTTTAAAAACCGCTTAATGTATATAAACAGGAGTCGCGGCCCGGACGCACGGACCGGCGGGGCCAGGCAAATAGCCCTTGCCTTTTTCGTTTCGTCCCGTGACAAAACTTATCAGACAACTCCTGGATAATTTCTCTTACCATGTCCCGTACCATCCCCCTGATGATGTCCCGCCACTGCTCGTATAATAATAATTGGTAAATACCACTTTCACTTCTTGTCGCCGCGGCGCTTGGCCGTATTTTCGTATCCTCAACTGCTCGTCGTACTGACTCTTATACTTACTTAACACCTCATACGCATGATTGACTTGCTTCATCTTCGCTTCGTCGCCGCCTTGCCGATCAGGGTGATACTTAAGCGCACAACTTTTATACGCTTTCTTTATTTCCTCAGCCGTCGCGAAATCTTTGAGCCCCAGATCTTCATACAATCTTGTTGTGACTTGCATTCGCGGCATATCATAAAAATAAAAAAAGCCCAACTAATTAAAGTTGAGCTTTTCTCTCCATCACCCCAGTTAACCCTGAAATTTTTTTCACTTGACTTTTCTGGTTTAGTTTCGATTTAAGATTTACTTCTCGCGCGCCACACGCACCAACATTAATAGCATCACTACAATCCTTGTCAAATAAAAACCAATATATTTTCACCCCCGTTTTTAAAATTCCAAAGTATAAATTTACGCCCGTCGAGATAGGTCCCATAAAAAAGTGTAGAGGATTATTTTTGTTGCTGCGACGCAGCGATGATAGGTATAAGATTGGTGTAATAAAGGTGTAAATGAAACCTATTGTTGCAGAGTCGCTGCGTTGCGGAGTGGCCGAAAACACGAAATCGAAGCTATATTTGTTCGTCAATACGCGGGAAGTGAAAAAACGAATTTCTAACTTTTTTTCCACAGTTTATCCACAGCCTGTGGAAAAGCTGTGCATAACTTTTGAAAATATTTTTTATTGTGGATAAGCTGTGCATAACTCCGCGGCGCAGCGACACAGCGACGAGGCCACGCATGAGCCTATAAGTTTATTAAATGAATGCGGGCAAGGGCGGGGCGTGTCCGCGTTGTGGCGTCGGTACATGGTTTAACATAATGAACAAGGCCAGGCCACGGCGCAGCGTCGCGCATATACTATATATAGTATGTGTGCGCGCGTGTATTGTATGCGTTTAGTATGCGCTCTAGGTACGCGGCGGCGCGGCCTATCCTGGCCATGTGTCGGGGCGTCAACCTTCCTATGTATAGACGGACAGACGCGCGGCATAGCGTATAATTTATTTTCATTTATCGCAAAGAATTTACTTGACGCCGTACGTACGTATGATATACTAGTTTAGAAAATTAAAGAGGAGGATTAAACATTATGGAAAAGCTCGACGAGATATTTAAAGGCGATATACATTTTGCAATCGGTCAAATTCACGGCATCGTTAAACATAATTTATCCGAATCGCAAACAAGCGACGCCGCAGCGCTAAGGCGCATCAATGACATCATCAATAATTATAATGATGCAAGAGATGATCGTATTAAGGAAATCGAAGCCAAAGGCAGAGACGCAGGGACGCTTTAAAACCGCTCTATTATATACATATATTATTATTATATTATATATATAAGAAAGTAAATAAAATGATACGTTATAAAAAATTTAGAGTGGCGCGAAGATTAAGCGCCGCAACGCTGCAACGCGCAACTCGGCAACGAATTTTTCACAACGAAGAAAGATCAATGCAACAAAGAATCTCTTTTAAGCGTGTTAAAATGTCCCGACGACAAATACAAAAATCGTTTATAAGTCATTGCAATGTAAAGACTTCTTTCCAGCCGTTACACCGTTACGCCCTGTGGAACGGTCAGAACTCATTGCAACTAAACAAGTTATCCAGCCGTTACACCGTTACGGTAAACATATATAAACAATTTATTTTTTCAATCACAAAAAAAAATAATATCTCGCTCATTTCGCGTAACGGTGTAACGGCTACGCAACTCATTGAAACTAAACAACTTATCAGCCGTTCCACAGGGCGTAACGGTGTAACGGTAAGAGGCACTCTAGCTTCTCTATTATATATACACCATTTAAACACGATAGGAGGGCAACGGACAAAGATTGACTCTGCTTTTCCGCGTTGCGGCGGCGCCGCGAAGCGACCACAAACAACAAAGAGCTGTTACAGCGTAACGGCTAAACGGCTCAAAACAAGAGAAAAGGGGTATTAAGATGAACAATTCACAACTAGCCCATGTATGGGCGCAACAAGAGAAAGTAAGCGGCAAGGCTTCGAACATGTTCTTTGAAGGCAAGAGCATCTTTTCATATGGACATCATTTCGAGATAGCGCGCTTCATTAATGACAGCGTTGTTTTGTTTACAACGCAAGGCTATTCCAACTCCACAGCCAAGCATAAAAACCACGTTCTAAACGCTATAAGACACAAACAAGTTATTTGCGTGCCATATGTAGACGCACAGCACAAGAAAAATATTGAATACTTCGAAAGCGAGGCCGCGGCGCTTGCAAAAGCGGCCAAAAACGCTAAGAAAAACGGCGACCTTCATTTGTCAAATCTTAGCCGCTTATGTGATGGACACAGAGACTATATAAAGTTATTCAAGCTTAAATTCAAGGCGCTTTCGGTATCTGATTTTATCAATGAAGATGATTTAAAAGTCATTGAAAAAAAGTCTTTAGAATATATCGAAAAAGAAAAACAACGCCACGCCAAAGAAGCGGAAAAACATTGGCAAAAGCTTAATCTATGGATTGACGGGGCGGACGTTGACACCTTCGGTTTTTATACGTTGCCGGTTAGGTTAAGAATCAAAGACGATTATATAGAAACGTCCCACGGCGCGAAAGTGTCACTCGAAGACGCGAAAAAGTTTTGGTATGACTATTTACGCCAAAACATTAAAGCCGGTTATCGCGTGGGCGACTTCACCATTGACAGCATAGAGCTGGACACTTTTAAAATCGGGTGTCACGAAATACCGCACAAAGAAGTTAACAGAATAGGAATATTAATCGACCAATGATACACACACACAAACAAAAGAGAATCTCCATTCTCTTAGATAATATTAAACGATTAAGAGACGAACAAAATCAATTGTTTCTGGCATTGATAGGAGCTTTAACAATGGACAATATAACAATAACCGATGATGATTTTAAAAAACTTCAAAAGGCGTATAAGAAAGCCGTTGCCGAAGGCAAAGAAAGTTTCATCTTCCATTTTTCTTTGGCCGGAGATCGTGAGCTTGTCACAAACTACGCTAAATATTTAATTGAATACTTAAAAGGGGTTAAAAAATGAACTCTAAAACCATGCTAGTCTTTTGCTTGATGATTTTATTTCTGGCGCTTATGACCGTCTTAAGCGTCCTATCACACGCCGGAGACGTGGTAAACGTGGCACAGTCGCAGCTTGGCCGCGGCGAAGAGGGCAAAGACAACGCCGGAAAATATGTATACCTTTACACTCAAGGCCACGCCGCGCCGTGGTGTGCGGGGTTCGTGTCTTACGTCTTACAAAAAAGCGGTAAGAGTTTCCCCTATATGTTAAGCGCTAAAGGGTTTTATAAATACGCGGCGAAAAATAAACTGTTAACCGCAAATCCTAAACGCGGGGACTTGATCGTTTTTTGGCGCGAAAGTCCGCAAAGCGGCAAGGGGCATATTGGCATCATTGAATCAATAAACGAAAAGCAAATTGTATCTATTGAAGGCAACGCGGGCAAGTTTCCGGCGAAAGTCAAACGCGTATATCGTGAAAGAAATAATATTAAGAACTTGTTAGGCTTCATCAAAACATAGGAGAAAATAAAATGAAAATTCAATCCGTAACAGTACCAAAACTAGAAGTCAGACACCTTTTAAAATTAGTCGAAGAAGACATTTTTAACGAGGGGTGTATACCAGAGACGGCGCAACATATGGACGTAGACTTTGACCGGACATATGAGAATCAAGACGAACTTATTGAAGACATTTGCAACTTTCTAGGCATTGAGAACGATAAAGAAAATTATTTGCTTAACTCATGCGACGAGGAAGGCCGCATTGATTTTCAATTAATGGAAAACGCCGAAGGTTATCCGGCATCATCAAGAGAGCTGGCACTCTGGAAAGAAGGAAAGTGCCGGTTATGGGCGGCGACCTATTCGGCATATGTCGAAGAAGTTATAAGAAAATCTTTTAAACTAGCGGAGGGAAAATAAATGAAATTAATCACTATCGAAGACATTGACCAAATAGCAAGCGATTTAAAAGATCAACTTTGCACGGCAACCGACCCACAGACGCGCGAAGCGTTTGAACTCGAGATATACAACTATCTCAAAGAAGCGCTTGACCCGTGGCGCACGATATTAAAGCCGGTCGAAATTATTGAAGTTTCAGCCGTAGACTTTGACGAATTCATCTATGAAAATTTTTTCGATAATATTTACAACGGTATTAAAGACGGCGCCGTTGAAGCTTACGAAGATTATCGCGAAAATTTAAACGAAGACGATTATATGCGACTCGGCAACGCGTTTGCCGCGGCGCAGGTACGCAAGACGCATAAACACTATTCAAACGAATTAAAGAAGATCATCGAAAGCGTGAAACAATGATTAAGCGATTTGTTAAGGCATACAACAACTTTATAAACAAGATCATTAACAAGCTGGCGGACTTTGCCGACGCGCCAAAATGGAGGAATGAAAATGAATAAGCCAATTATCACAGTATATATAAACGGTGGATTAATAACCGACGTTATCAAAAACGCCGCGGCGCAGGGTGTTAGCGTTGAAATAAGAGACTACGACGCGGACAGCTACGACGAAAACGAATTGACCAAAGATGACGGATCAAGCAAAAAGTATTTTAAAACGGTGTATTAATGAGAGTTTATAAACTCATTGCCTATGAAGGCACGCGGGCGCTTTTTATCCGCTTAGTTAACAACAAAGAACACGCAGCCAAAGAAATTTTAAATAGTGTCTATCTTGGCCGCATTGACACGGTTTTATATAGAAAAAAAACGTATTTAATCAAAGAGTTTTATAACAACGGTTTTTTAAATAGGAGGCATCCAAATGCAAAAGATAAACAAGAAAGATGCGTTTCAAATGATCATGGGGCAGCACGAAAAGATTTTTTCAGCTCAATTTATTAAGAAAGACGGAACTTTCCGCGCGATGGTGTGCCGCCGCGGTGTAACAAAAGGCGTTAAAGGCGTGGGAATGAACTACGACCCCGCCGCGCATAACTTAGTGACGGTTTTTGATATGCGCAAGAATGAATTTAGATCGATTCCGATTGACCGTTTAATCTGTTTTAAAATGGACGGCGTAAAATACGAGGTGAAAGAATGAGAGAAATATTTCACGAAAGCTATAAAAGCAAAGATCAAGCAATCAATCGAATATTCGATTTGAAAAAATCGTTTGATGATGATTTTTTTATCATCCTATCAAGCGGGGTTTTTTGGGTTGAAAATGTCGCGCCTTTTTTGGTGAGTGGCGAGATTATTATTTTTACAACACAGAAAGGCAAAAAATGAAACATCGAAAAGGGCATAGAATAAGCGCCGCGGGCGTGTTTGGCCGCATGATCGAATTGCAAGAAAAGGCCGTTGACTTTCTTGTGTGCGTTGTGCCGTGGCTTGGCGTTATGCTGTGGCTGGCGGCCATTGCTTTTATTGTATTCGGTTTTGTCCCTAAAATGATATTGGCGTTTTGGCAACACACAAGCTAAAAGGCGGTTGAACATGATCAGACAAAAAGAAAGACTATTAAAAACAATATGGAGCGGAAAGAAAATCTATTGCAACGGCGAAGCCCATTACACCATCGACACAAACGGCAAAGAGTTGCATCGCTGGCCGTGCGGTTGCGGTAAGCCTATCCCGCATACAAGCGTTAAGAACGAAGGCGCCGCGGGCGATTATGGCAAGGGTTCCGGCTCATGGACTGGCGACTAGACAACAAACGCCGCTAGAAGGCGCCTAGATTAAGCAAAATACGGCCTAGAGCGCGACTTTGCGACCCGTTCGACCCCTAGCCACGGCCAAAGGCGTTTTGCACAGCTTTTCCACAGTCCAGGCAAGGCAAAGGCGCTCATGCGTGCGGGTGTGGATAACCTGTGGAAAACTTTTAAAATCTGTGGAAAACCTGTGGATAACTTGGGGATATCCGAAGGCCGGCCGGAGCGAAAAACGCGCAAATCGGCGTTATTCGTAGGCCCTGATGCTTAGGCCCCCGTTATTCCTGGCGCCTGATGCTTAGGCTAAAAAAATTTTTTAGAAAAACAGTTCAAAAAAAAGGAGGAAATGAAACGATGTTAACACTCGAGATGTTAAAAGAAATGCCGGAAGACACGATCATTGCAACCGGCACGGCGCTCGATGAACCAAACGGGTTGTTTATGGCGAACACTGGGAAGATGCTGCGCTGGGTCGCGGTGCGTGGCGGCATTCATGACTGGGCGATCTATTGCCACTTCGCATTTAATCCCGTTGAGTGGATCTTGCGATTCGGCGATAAGGTGCATTTTGATAGCCATATCAAGAAGCTGGTGCCTTGCGACGACGAGGCGTTTAAGATGTATAGGCATTAATAAAATAATAAAAATAAGCATTCCTGGCCGGGCCGGGGGAAAAGAGAAATGATGAGAGACATAGAAGACAGATTGTATATTAAAGTTCCAACGACTGTTCCATTTAAGAGAAAAGCAATAATTATGGTGACACAAATCGCGGCAGTAAAAGACGATGTTGATGACAGCAACGCTTCTCATATTTATTTAACATCGGGACAGATATTTTCTTGCAGCTTTAACGCTGAGAATGTTTTTAAAATGGTTGAAGAAGCCTATAGGAGAATGCAAATAGATATTCATGAAAAAGGAGAAACAAAATGATTACACAAGAAAAATTAATTCCGATCAACATCATCGGCGCAAAAGTAACAGCAATGGGATTTGTTTTTGAAGACGAAAATTCCATTCCAGAATTCAACGCAACTGTGTCATTAATCGATGACGCTAATCGCAAGATCACTTCCATTAATATAGACAGCCGCAGATATTACGGATCCGGCGAACCTTGCGAAAAATCAATTCGTTTGTTAGAGCTCGCGGGGCAGTTGCGCGCGGAATTAAATATTTTAGTGACTCAACATATGAATAGCAAACAAAAAGCGTTGAGTAGACAAGAGGCTTGCTCGACGTGAAAAATCGCATAAAACGGTTTTTAAAACAAGAGCAAAAATATATTAGAAATAGTTTGCAAGACATTCGAACGGATGATACTATCAGCACAATTCAAACAACAGAAACAACACACGACATGCTTTCTTACAAAAACAAACTGGGGCGATCGATTTCAATAAAAGAATGGGGCGCACTCTTAGAAAAAAAAGAATATTCTAGAGTCGCCCTTTCTGTTTTAAAAAATGGAAAAAGAGTTTCAACAGTTTGGTTAGGATTAAATCACGGCAGCCCGGATCATCCGTTATATTTTGAAACGATGGTCTTTAATTCCAAAGGCGAAGAGCTCTGCGAGAGATACGAAACGCTCGAGCAAGCCGAAATGGGTCACAAGAGAATTGTCGCAGATCTTTCGCAGTCATGGATTAAACGATTGATTAATTGGTTTAATAAAAAATAAAGGAAAATAAAAATGATCGTACTCATAACAGACGGAAGTTCAAAAGGAAACCCAGGACCAATTCAAATTGGTTATTTAATTTGGGATCGCATCAAGAATAATAATGGCTTTAAACCAACCTATCGTAAAAGTCTTTGGCGCGGCGCCGGGACGAACAACGAGGCGGAGTGGATGGCCATGAACGAAGGATTAAAATTTATTAGAGATAATATGTTAAATTCGCCTGGACTCCATGAGATCCAAGCGTATTGCGACTCTCAAGTTGTTGTTCGACAGATTAACGGAGAGTATCAGGCCAGACATGAAAATATCGTTCCTTATTATCAGGAGTTTCTAATGATCTTAAAAGGATTGGCTTCATCAAATTGTAAATTAACCGTTTCGTGGCTACCACGCCAATTGACGCAACTCGCGGACAAAGAAGCGCATCGCTGCGAATTAGCGACTATTTAAGGAGATAATAATGCAGTGTCCCCTATGCACCCAGGAGTTTAGACAAAACATAACAGAATTTGACTCTTGCGACGAACATTTAATTATTTCAATCAAGAAAGATAAAGTTCATGTTCACGGTCCATTTGCAGACCAGAAAATCATGAATAAAATGATCAAAGCTATGAAAGATGAGATGGAAAAGAACGGTCTTAATGTAGATTTGTTCGTTAAAGAAAAAGAACCGGAGCCCATTCCGGAAGCCAAAGAAGAAAAAGACCCTGAAAAAATGGACATCGATGTTCCGGACGCCAAGAAAGAATAGGAGGTTATTTAAAATGCTAATTAAAGAACGAAAAATTCAAGTCTCGGCGCAGCTGAAAATTGCTCACCTGCAATTCTTGACTTCTAAAATAAATCGCAGAGATCCAAAAAGATGTTCAAGATCAGCTATCCTTGAGACACTTATTGATAAAGCGATGGAAAACCCAAGTTTGTTAAATTAAACCTTAAACGATTCACCAACTTAGGAATTAAATGAGAGTTTGGACTGAGAACGAGAAAGCAATTGTTAAATGCGACTTTGCTGAAAAAGAAATCGTTAAAGCCATTGGTGATTACAAATTTGACAAGGTAACGAAGACTTGGCAGTTCCCGCTTAACCGCCTACCAAAAATAATCGATAGCCTAAAGATAGAGTTCACGCCAGAAACTAAGGTCGTTTACGACCGTCTTTGCCAAGAGAAGTTAGAGTGGCATTCAAGAGTTAATCTGGCTAACGATATCAAGTCAGGCATGTTTTACCACAAACAAAAAGAAGAAGATTGGATCTTTAAAGTTGGGCTAAATAAGCTTAACTTAGATGACCTCATGGTCCATCAACTTCAGATGCTTGAGCTCGGTGTTTTATTTGGATCCTACGCGTTTTTCGCGGAGCCGGGCTGCGGAAAAACGCTCACCGCAATTCGATTAATTGAATACTTTCCAAAGCCGGCCATCGTTGTCGCTCCGCTATCAACTCTTGAAAATGTGTGGATGAGAGAATTCGAGAAATGGTCGAAAGTTACGACTCCTGGAAAGAAGAGTCAATTCCCTAACAGGCTCACAATTTGCAACTTATACCATAATTTATCGGAACTCAAAGAAGATCGTGATGTATATCTTATTAATTATGAACATTTTAAGATATTAGCAAAGGACTTTCCGGATAAAAAATTCGAAACTATTGTTATTGATGAGTCGTCTCGGATGCGGTCAAACACATCGGAAACGACCAAAACGCTGTTATCTTATCGGAAAAAAATTAACCACAGATTCATCCTCACCGGCACACCTGCACCAAACAACCTCATGGAATATCACGGCCAAATGACCATGATTAATGACCAGATTTTTCCAGAAAACTTCTATCAATTCCGCAACACTTATTTTACTCCGATTGGTTATGGCGGATTTAAGTACGTTCCTAAAAGCGGCGCCAAAGATGCCATTATGAACAAGATCGGTCTGCAAGCGTTTTCGATTCGTAAAGAGGATTGCTTTGATTTGCCTGAAAAAGTCTTTGAGGAACGTGCTATTTATTTAGAAAAAGTGCAAGAGAAGGCGTATGACGAAATGCTGCGAGAGAACATCTTAGAGTTTGACGAACATGTCACCCTGGCCCAAAACGAGCTGGTTAAATTAATGAAACTTCGCCAGATCACTTCCGGATGGACCATTACAACCGAAGGCATCCCGGTCTTAATTTCAAAATCCAAGATCAAAGCTTTGCTTGAGCTTTTAGATGAAATCCCCGCGGAGCAGCAAGTCATCATATTTTGTCAATTTCATTTTGAGATCAATGAGCTCAAGAAAGAATTAGGCGAGTGTTCTACCTATTACGGCCAGATGGATGACAAAGAAAAAGAGAAATCGCTTAATTTATGGTTAGAGAAAAAAACACGTGTTCTCTTGGCGCATCCTAAGACCGGAGGGATCGGGTTGAATCTTCAACAGGCGAATTATATGATTTGGTTTAGCCTGTCTTATTCCCAGGAAGAATTCACTCAGGCATGCGATCGAATTTATCGTAAAGGTCAAAAGAACAAATGCACATACTTTGTATTGCTGGCGCAGCGCGAAGAAGAGAAGTCCGTCAAAGACAAAACAATTGATAAGATCATTTATGAAGTGGTTCAAGATAAACAAGACCTCATGCAAGCATGCATGGCAATGTTGAAATGAAGTTCGCAAAAAAATTTAAACTCATGATTTAATGTTATTTTAATCTTATTTTAATAATGGGAAAATACAGCATAAAGAATTGGCAACGCGGCGACACGCTATTTGGCGACGGAGGAATTTTTGAAGTTGTTCATATCGACCATGAAAAAAAGAAAATTTGCGTGATGAATTGCACGCGCAATACTCTAATAACAACCGATTTTGCTAACGTAACAACATTAAGAAAGGTGAAAAAACATGGACGAAGATGAACAAATCGATTGGAAACAAGATCGACCAGCAGCATGGAATCCAAACTTAAATGCTGATAACAAAATCATTGATTTTAACTGGGAGGGTGCTGACTAAATGAGAGTCGCAGACGCTAAAACATTATTAGAGTACATTGATCAAGCCGATTTTAACCCAAATGATTGGGAAGAGAGTTTTTTAGAAAGTATTCACATGCAAGTTGAGCAAGGTCGCGATTTGTCACAGAAGCAAACGGAATCTTTAGAGAGAATTTACGAGAAAGCTTCGGGCGGGGGAATGTACGAAAGAAAAGAACGTATATGATTGACGCATTATTCGTACACCCTAATGCTTCGAGGAAAATTTATCAAGACCTCTCAAAAGATTTTTCTGCAATAGAGCCGCCAATTTGGGCCGGCATGTTAGCGCAGCATTGCCGCGACAAAGGGTTTAAAGTTCAGATTCTAGATTGTGAAGCCATGCAATATGACGACGACCAAGCGGCGCACGTTATTGCGTCAATGAAGCCACGGGTCGCTTGTTTCGTCGTCTATGGTCAGCAGCCAAGCGCGTCCACACAGAATATGGAAGGCGCAACGTCGTTATCAAAACGGTTACGCGAACTCCATCCTCAAATAAAAATCCTCTTTGTTGGTGGCCACGTCTCAGCATTGCCCGTTGAAACAATGAACAAACATCCGGAGATTGATTTCTGTTGCACAAATGAAGGCGTTTATACAATCTCTGAGTTATTAGCCACAGATTTAGAAGCGGCGAAGATCAGTGTTAAGGGTTTAGTGTTTCGATGGGAAGATGCGAAGATCCAAACAGTTCCTATGCCGGTTGTCCCTAAAGAAAGATTGCATTTTGATTTGCCTGGCATCGCATGGGATCTTTTGCCAATTAAGAAATATCGCACGGCGCTGTGGCATTCATACACGAATGGTTGTGACCGCGGCAACTTTGCGTCGATCTACACGTCACTCGGGTGTCCTTATTCATGTTCGTTTTGTTGTATCAATGCACCGTTTGATAAGAGACAGTTTCGTTTTTGGAGCCCAAATAAGATGTTTTATCATTTCGATACTCTAGCCAATGCCGGAGTTAAGAATTTAAAAATAGCCGACGAGATGTTTGTTTTAAACCCTGAGCACTTCATGAACATTTGTAAAATTTTGATTGAAGGACATTATAATTTTAACATTTGGTGTTATGCCAGAATTGACACAATTAAACCGGATTATTTAGAAATAATGAAAAAGGCGGGGATTAATTGGGTTGGATTAGGAATTGAATCTGGCGTCAAGAAAGTGAGGAGTGATGTCGTTAAAGGAAGGTTTGAAGAAGTGGATATTAGACAAGTGGTGGGTATGGTGCGTGGTAGCGGAATTAACGTGGCTGCTAATTATATTTTTGGTCTTCCAGAAGATACTTTTGATAGCATGCAACAAACTTTCGACCTTGCCTTAGAGCTAAACACCCCTATGGCGAATTTTTATTCTTGTATGGCTTATCCTGGAAGTCCGCTTTACAATCAAGCTGTTGCCAACGGCCTTAAACTTCCAGACTCTTATGCTGGGTTTTCGCAACACTCTTATGAATGTCAACCTTTACCAACAAGATATTTATCCGCCGAGCAGGTGCTTAAGTTCCGCGACTTCGCGTGGCGCAAATATCATTCCGAACCGGATTTTCAAAATATGATTAAAGAGAATTTCGGCGACGCAGCGGTGGATCAGATCAACGATTCGTTAAAAATCAAGTTAAAAAGAAAGATTTTGGGAGATTAATAATGATATTGTCAGAAGCAGCTAATCGCTTGACCGGACAACCCATGTTTAAACTCATGGATGAGATTCGTCGCCGCGAGGCTGCGGGGCAAGACTTTGTTCATTTTGAAATTGGCGATCCTGATTTTAATTCCCCACTGATTGCTAAAGCTCAATTAGTTGATGCGATGATTAAGAATAAAACTCATTATTCCTCATCACAAGGGCTATTGGCGCTTCGAGAAGAGATTGCGGATTTTCATGGCAGAATTAATAATTTTACTAAACCAATTAAGGCGAGTCAAGTTGTTATTGCTCCGGGTTGCAATCCTCTTATTTATGCTGTTTTAAAATGTATTTGCGCACAGGGTTTGACTGTTGGAGTACCTGATCCCGGATTCCCAACATACGAATCGATTTGCAATCTTTTAAATTTGCCTCGCGTTTATCAAGAGATCGGGGACGTTCATATTATTAACTCTCCGTCAAACCCAAAAGGGTACGTGGAATGTTATGGCACGCTTAAAACATTTGCTAAGATTGCTAATTTATACAATCATTTTATTGTTTCCGATGAGATTTATCAGTTGGTGACTTATAACGGTAGCCCGGCACCGTCAATCTCTGCCTTCGATCAAGAATTTAAAAATACCGCAGTCATTAGCGGATATTCAAAAGCGTTTTCAATGGCTGGATGGCGCATTGGGTATATGATCTCTAATGAAGAGCTTTGCGAAAAAGTCACTCTTCTTCTTCAATCAATTATTTCCGCAACATGTACATTCACGCAGCACGCTTGTCTTGGATTATTAAAACAATTCCCTCAAGAGTATTTCGAGAATATGGAAGAACTGAGAAAAAGACGCGACCTTTTGGTCAACGGACTAAATTCCATTCATGGCGTTTCGTGTCCTATGCCAGAGGGAGCGACTTATGTATTCCCCAACATTCAAGAAACAGGACGAAACTCTTCTGAAGTTACACAGTTATTACTCGATTGTGGCGTTGCGGTATTGCCTGGCAGCGATTTTGGCAGTGCGGGAGAAGGACACATCCGCCTCGCCTATTGCACGTCGCAAGAAAAAATCAAACAAGGAATCGAACGAATTAAGAAAGCCTTATCATGAGCGACAAAGAATACAAAAGAAAACATTACCAGGAAAATAAAGATAAATATAAAACCTCTTATAAGGAATTTATTAAGAGAAATCCCTGGTACCATTCATTTCGCGACGCGCGACGCCGCTGCGAAGATCCGCGGACACAGAACTACTCTTCTTATGGTGGACGTGGGATTAAGTTTCTCTTAACGCATTTAGAATGCGCGGCATTATGGGAACGAGACAAGGCGTATACGATGGAATGCCCGTCGATTGATCGCATCGATCATGACGGACATCATGAAGTAACCAATTGCCGATTTATTGAATTCTATGAAAACATTAACCGACGGTGGCAAGACAGAGAAGTCGTGGCTGTCCCAGAGACGCAAGACTGGGAGGAATAAATGAAGGTCGCAGATTATATCATCCAAACGTTAGAAGATCATGGCATATCACATGCCTTCTTGGTGTATGGAGCGGCGAACGGAAGTCTCGTCGATGCGTTTACAAGAATGAAAAATATTAAATATGTTTGTGCGCAGCATGAACAAGCGGCCGGTTTTATGGCCGAAGGATACGCAAAAGTTTCTGGTAATTTTGGGGTCGCGATCGCGACATCCGGGCCAGGCGGAATGAATTTAGTCACACCAATAGGAAATTGTTTCTACGATTCAGTGCCGTGCCTATTCTTAACTGGACAAGTCAAGACACAGTTCATGCGGCCAGATGATTCCATCCGACAAATCGGATTCCAAGAGACAGACATTGTTTCTATCGTCACGCCAATTACAAAATATGCGGTTATGATTACTGATGCGAAAGATGTCCCGACGGAATTGGAAAAAGCTATTGCAATCATGAAATCCGGCCGGCCGGGTCCAGTTCTTATTGATCTTCCAATCGATGTTCAAAAGGCTGACATAAAAGTTAAACATTCATATCGTAGAGAAATGAAAACACCATTACCATCGGTGGCTAATCATTGCCGAATGTTATTAAACGCAATTAAGAATTCTAAGCGCCCTTATATTCTTGTTGGCGGAGGCGCGCGACGCGCGATTATGGGGATCAAATATATTAGTGATAAATTTAACATCCCTGTTTCTCCGACATGGAATGCGATTGATTTGGTCACGTCTGATTGGCCGAACTATGCCGGCCGCGTAGGAACCTATGGCGGTGATGGACGGAATTTTGGTATTCAGAATTGTGACCTTTTAATTTGTATTGGGACCAGAATCTCTGGGCGTATCACCGGCGGGGATCCGGAAAGCTTTGCGCGCAGTGCTAAGAAATGGGTGATTGATATTGATAAATCCAATGACGAAGCGTTAAAATCTCAAGGCATTAAGATTGATAATTTTATTCATGCCGACGCTAATCATTTCCTTCATGAGTTTGTTGATTTCGTTGAGAAAAACGTGGATAAACAGAATCGATTGTTAGACGGATATTTTGATAAATGGATGATTCAATGTTTAGCGTGGAAAGAACGCTACGACCCAGTGAAGCTGCATCTGGCATCAGAGCATGAATATGTTAATCCTTATGCGTTCATGCGCATGTTATCCAATCTATGTGGACCCCATGACATTATCGTGAGCGATTGCGGAGGGAATCAAGTTATTTTTGCTCATTCTTTTAAAACAAAAGATGGACAGCGATGTTTTACAAATAATGGTAATTCTCCGATGGGATTTTCAATGTGCGGGGCGATGGGAGCTTGGTTTGCACAAACAAAAAAACAACCAAGCCCTTTAATGGATAAGCTTATTGATTCATGTAATCTCACCCAGTTCACTCTACCAGGAGAAAATTTAACTGTAAAAGAATGGTATCCGAATGTTATTTGCATTATCGGAGATGGTGGCATGCAGATGAACATCCAAGAGCTTCAGACAATGAAAAATTATGGGATTAATATTAAAGTCATTGTTTTAAACAATCATATTTATGGGATTACAAAAGCATTTCAGAAAGTTAATTTTGAAGGCCGCGCGGAAGCATGCGAACCGCCTCATTACACGGTCCCTGATTTTGCTAAAATCGCTTCATCTTATGGAATATCAAACATCTCTATTCATAAGAATGAGGATATTAACATCGCGCTTCAACAGTTCTTAAAAATGCCTGGCCCGTCGATCATGGATGTAAATTGCCACGACTGGCATGAATATTATCCCAAAATATCTGGATGGAAGACTCCGATTGAAGATATGGAACCATTACTATCCAATGAAGAGTTCATCAATAATATGTTAATCCCAATATCTAAAACATCAAAATGTGCGAGAGGACTCATTCATGTCGATAAATAAGCCGTGTGATTGCATGGAATTTATGGGTTGCCATAAAAAACAAGTTAGAGTCAAAAATGTTATATCAGAAGAATTATTTTGCGATCATTGCTCCAATCAATTAGATCTTTCCAGAGACATTTATCAAGACATTGTTTTAGGTGTTGATTTCGAACTTGGAATGTTTCAGTTTTCTGATCAGCATCAACAAGCCTTAGCCAGAATTTTAGATATGATTAATGATATTAATGATCTAAAAATATTGGAAATCGGATGCTGGCTTGGTCAATCAACAAATGTCATTGCAGATTTTGTTAAAAATAAAGGCAGAGGAAGTGCGATCATTCATATTATCGATACTTTCGAAGGCTCTCCTCAAACCGATTTAGTAAGAAGAGCTAAAATTAATAATATTGAAAGACAGTTCAAGACAAACATGTATCTTTCCGGAAATAAAAAATTATTGAGAATCCACAAAGCCAAATCGCAAGAAATTAGTCATTTATTTGAAGAGAATTCATTAGATTTTATCTTTATCGACGGGGACCATCGATATGATTTTATCAAACAAGACATTGAATTATATTATCCAAAATTAAAAAATGGTGGGATCATTTGTGGACACGATTATGAAGGTCGAGAATATAATGAAGAATTCATTCACGAGGATTTTGTGGAAAATCGTCATAACGGTGTGATAAAAGCTGTAAACGAATTTTTTAAAGACGAAGTTAATCAAGATTTTGTATTTTGGTGGCACAAGAAATAGAATCCCAACTACATGAAAGAATCGCAACTTTATTCTCTTTTCAAGAATAAATTCTTGGAGAAAGAACCATCGGCTTTTATATATAAGATTCCGGACACAGCCGGACTGGGCGGGAAAAAGCCGTTTGATACTTATGTTTTAACAAGAGGGATCTCTTTTGCAATCGAATTCAAAATTAAGGGTAACAAGACAACGAAATATCAGGATTATCAACTTAATAAATTTAACAGTGCCGGAGGATATGCGATCTCTTATATCCACGGCATTTCGTCTATTGAGAGCTTAGTGAAGACAATCTTGCATGTCACGGAAAAGCATCACAGCAATCATATGCTTAAATTTTTTTCATTTAATTAATAAAGAAAGGAGGAAAACGAATGCTTAAAACATGGACAATGGTTGTTTCGTTAGACAACAGTGTTTCATCGGTCCCGCTTTACGCAAGATGTATTCAGACAGCCGTTGCGATGGCAGCAAAAGAGATCGCGTCGCGCAGCGTATCTGATAAGCGTTTTGCAGAGGGAAAAATTGAGATTAAAGATCCTGACAATAATGTGGTTTATTTAATTCCACAATTAGGTCAAGGCAAAGCAATGTTTGTGACGAAGGAAGTCAAAAGAGAGGAAAAGGTTAATGCCTGAGAAAATTAATGAGCATGATCTTCTTAAAGCCGTAGCAGATGCTCGACTAAGTTGCGATCGATATAAAGCGCAACTAGACGAAGCTGAAGCCATAAAAAAGAAGGCCGAAGAAGATCTCATTAAATTCCTGAAAGACAACGATTTAAAGGGATTTAAAAGTATCCCATTGAATCTAGAAGTCAACCAGAAGGATTTGCTCTATGTCAGCATCGAAGAGGGAAAAGAACAAGAAGCTATGATGTTTATTGATGAAGAACTTGGTCGATCAGATGTGATTAAAAGATCAGTTCATCATAAAACTCTGACTTCCCTAATTGGTGAGAGGTTTAAAAAAGGAGAGCATGTTCCGGATGGTTTGTTTAAACGTTTTTGGAAATCTTATTTAAACCTTCAGAAAATTAGTTAAGGAGAGAACCATGATGAACGCAAAAAAGAATGATCCCGTAATGGAAGAATCTCAATCACAACAAGTCGCTCCTGTGCAACAAAGCGCCGTCGCTTTGCAAAAGAGAGTGACCGGAGGTAAACCTCAAGGATTAGATGATGTGGATATGCAAACAGACTTGCAGATGCCACGCCTATCAGTCATCCAATTAACATCACGGTTAGTTCGATCAAGAAAAGCGGAAATTGGTGATTTATGTCATTCAATCACCGAGGAGAATTTTGGAAAAGAGTTAGAGTTCATTCCTCTCTTCATGTTTAAAAGTCGAGCACAGTTTGAAGTTGGCAAAGGCCTTGTTTTATTGTCTCGCGATAATAAGACCGTAGACTTCGGCGCTGGTCAATATGAACAATATATTGGCAAAGATGTTTCAGAAGTTCCTCACATCAAAGATTCAAATGTTTCAGCTATTGACTGGGCTGGAAAAGAACCGCCATCATTTTCATTGGTCTATAACTTCTTAATTTTATTAAGAGGAGCAAGGGTTGAAGAGTTCCCAATGTTGTTATCTTTTATGCGTACCAGCGTCTCTGCGGCGAAAGATTTCATTTCGCTTATCACAATGGCCAATGAAGACACATTCGCCAGAGCGTATAAGATCGCCACGCATATTGAAGAGAATGATAAA